GTGATCGAGGACCTGATCGAACTCGCCCATACGCAGGGCGTCGTGTGCGAGACGTCGGTCGGCCCCGACGGTTGCGACGAGTACGTCCTCGCTTGCGCGGACGGTGTGACGACGGTCCTGTTGTGGGTGCGTCCGGACGGCCGCTTCTCCCGCGCGCACGGCAATGCGGGATCGCTGAGCCTCGGTCAGGTCATGGCGGTGTGCGGCCTGTCCTACGCGGCCCGTACGTCCGCCGCGCCGGCCGCCTGAGCTCCGCGGCTCTCGGCGCACCACTCGAACGACAAAGTCCCCGCCCATCCGGGCGGGGACTTTGCGTCGTTTCGGGATCGGCTCACATGGTGGCCGAGGCACCTCGCCACGTGACCGCGACACCGCGCTCCTCGAGCCACGAGGACGGGTCGATCTTGGCGCCGCCCGGGCTCCACACCTCGAAGTGCAGGTGCGGGCCGGTGGACTGACCGCGGTTGCCGACGGTGGCGATCTGCTGGCCGGCGACGACGTGCTGACCGACGTTCACCTGGTAGTCGTTGACGTGACCGTAGACCGTGGTGGTGCCGTCGTCGTGCTTGACGCGCACCCACAGGCCGAAGCCGGACGCGGGACCGGCGTCGACGACCACGCCGTCCGCCGCCGCGTACACCGGGGTACCGATCGGTGCCGCGATGTCGAGGCCGCCGTGATGGCTGCCCCAGCGCGGTCCGAAGTCGGAGGTGAGCGTGCCGGACACCGGCTTCACGGCGCGCGCGTTGGGCGTGCCCACCGAACCGAAGGCGGCCTCGGCGGCGGCCGTGAGGTTGTCGACGACGTCCTGCACCTGCGGGAGTTCAGCCGGGATCTCGATCGTCTTGGCCTGCTGGATCAGTTCCTGTGCGGTCGGCAGCGCCGGAGCTGCGGGCAACTCGGGGAGCTGGAACTGCGGAAGTTCGACGCCCGCAGGCAGCAGTCCGGCGGAGACCTGGAGCGGCGCGGGAGCCGGGGCGGCGGCGGCACTGCCGGCGCCGAGCTGGGCACCCGCGGTGATGATCGCGCCCGTCGCCGCGGCAACCGTGGCGGCCTTCAAGCCTGCGCCGGGACCGGAGGTCTCCTCACGGTGGCGGCCGCGCCGGAGCGTCGGGTCGAGCTCGATGAGAACAGCGTCTGCTGACGTCCGGTGATGGCGTCCCACAGTCAATTACCTCGTCAATCGGTTTCTTCGGCCGCACACTCCGGAGTGCACTCGATCTTGCTGCCGGGCCAAGGTAACAAATCCATATACGTCCCCGCCAGCGTTACCTGATCTTTATTTTCGAGTTGCCGCATCAGTGCTGGGAGCGCGCCCGATCGACGCGCGGTCGCGGGGCGGCCACCGGGCGTGTCGGCCCGGCGCGGCGGATCAGCCGCACCGGCAACCACACCCCTTCGCACGACCCGTCCGACCGATTCATCTCGGACGCCCTCCGGCCGCTACACTCCCTAACTGCGGAACAGCGCGACTCCCGTTCGCCCCGCCCCCGCCCTCGTAGCTCAGGGGATAGAGCACGGCTCTCCTAAAGCCGGGCGGGATAGCCATCTACCTGCGCAAACATCGGCTGCGTGGAGCAAACGTGGAGCAGAGGTGGGTCGAGCCGTGACATCGGGTAGGCTCACCGACTGCCAGCCTTCGTAGCTCAGGGGATAGAGCAACCCTCTCCTAAAGGGTAGGTCGCAGGTTCGAATCCTGCCGAGGGCACTTACACCTGTTCAGGCCGTTCACTTCTAATGAACCGTTCAGTCTGGTATGTGTCATGGGACAGACAGGGGATCCCGCCATGACGTACACGCCGCCACCGCCTACCGGGTATCAGCAGCCGCAGCAGTGGCCGCCGCCGCAACCACCCAAGAAGAAGCCAGCGGTTCCGTGGTACGTAAGCATCTTGGCGGCGATCGGACTAATCACAGTGGTCTTGTTCGCGTTGGACGAACTCGACAAAAGCAACAACAGCGAACCGTCGTCCACTTATGCGGCCCCAGTCACCTATCAGGCGAAGCCGGCGGACCTAGACGTGAGCACCTACCAGGCTTTAACTCCGCGCGACTACGCGTTGATCGCGAAAGACCCCACCAAGCACATCGGTGAGCGCATAGTGGTGTTTGGGGAGATTTCCCAGTTCGATTCCGCGACCGGCCCGAACCTGTTCATGGCGAATACGGCTGCCGAGCAGGCGAGCGACTATTGGGGCTTGGAGACCAGCGCGGTGGTGACAGGCAAGCCTGGGTTGTTTGATGATGTGGTCGCGGATGATGTTGTGAAGATTTGGGCGACTGTCACGGGTGATTGGACGTATGACACTGCGTTGAAGGTTCCGCGGACTGTGTTGTCGCTTCAGGCGAACATGATTGAGGTCATCGCCAACTAGCCGCCGGCGTGGGGTTGTAGTCGCCAGCGGTCCCCGAAATCCCAACCCCCAACATGCGGCGGACAACAGATCACAGCACCACACACGCGACAGTCATACGTGCGATGCCCGCCACGGTCGGTGCAGCCGCACGCGAACCATCCCACCAACACTCTCCCCGGCCCGAGTAGATGGCCGTTGGGGCATGCCTTGGGTGCGCGTTCAATCTTCGGCACCCATTAATGTTCGCACACTTGTTCGATCGGCTGCTACACTCGTGGTGTGCCTGAGGGAAGCGGGCGCGCGGGCAGAGGGACACCCCGAGGGGAAGTTGGGGTGTCCCTTACTCGTATCCACAGTCGATCAGCCACTGCTGGTATTCGGCTTCCCACAGGGCAATGTCCCACAGTTCGTCGCTCATGCAGGGTTGGACGTGGCTGAGGTTGTGCGGGTTCCCCGGAACACAGAAAAAGCCCCCCACTCCTCGTGTTGAGGATGGGGGGCTTCCGTCTGTAGTGAGCGATTACGGGCGGGTCAGTCCGCGAGGATTGCGTCGACTGGGACCGTGGTCGCGAGGATGGCGTGGGTGATCGCTGACGGGTGGACGCCATCCGTTGTCGGCGTACCGATCCCAGCTGCCGTACCCGTGACGGCAGTGGCCGCGTTCAGCGCAGTGTTCCCCGAGTTCGACAGGTTGACCTGCGTCGCAGACAACACAGCACCGATGAAGCCAGACAGCGTAGCGCCAGACGCCCCGGCGCCAGCAACAGTGACCGGTTTGTAGAGGTCAGCCGATGTGAATGCCGCTGTCGCCGACGTGAGCACTCGTGAGCCGACTGTCATCTCCCCATCAGCGATGGTCCGTTCAGGTGCCATCCACCGGCCGGAGTTGCGAGACGACTCCACAGCATCAGCGGCCTCCCACCACGAATGCAGCGGATGCCCCGGCTGCCCGGCCCGTACAACCGATCCGCCTGACGCGCCAACCGCAGCCGGGGTGGAACCTGTGATCGGGGCGCCGTCGCGGATCCAATCGTTCACCTGTACTCGATCAGCAGCGCCCGAGAATGGTGTCTGCCCGGCGGTGGTAATCCATCCATTCGAACTCGTGGAGTACGGGGTCAACGTCGGCTGCCACACCCGAAGCCCGCGGCGCGCCAGCACCATCCACGTGTTCACTAACTCCTGCTTGACAACTGCATGTCCTAGGGAGGCACCCAGATCGTTGATGCCGTACTCGCAGATCGCGTCCGTAGCAGATGACACTAGAGTGCCGCGCCGGAAGTGCTTGTCGGCCTTCCGGAAATTCTGGGCAAGGTCGGACGGCTGCGCCACCTGGACGGTTCCAGTCCGTCCGCGCAGGGCGCGAGCGAGGTAGCCGCCACCGGCACGCATCGGGGCGCCAAGAGCAACCGGGTGCGCCGTACCGTTGTATCCGTCACCGGCGCCGGAGGCGATGGAGTCCCCCGCGATGGCCACAGTGCGTTGCCCGACCTTTGCGGGCACGCCAGTGACAAGAGCGGGCGCCAACAGTCCAGACGCCCCGTCAGCCGGGATAGTCGACCCGGAGGCAGTGGCGTCGGTCGTGGCCACGAAGCCCCCACTGTCGGAACTGGTGTAGCTGATGCGGTTCGGCTTCCACGAGGTGCTCGACGTGTAGATGAGCGTGTAGAACGTTTCACCCTTCGCGACTTCCACGCCGAGCGGGTCACAGGTGATGTACCCGCCTGGGTCGACTGTGACATCGCGGGAGCCCCGGAACGTGACGGGGTAGATTTTTCCGCCGACCATGAACGCGGCACGCGCCGGTAGGGGGGCTGCACCGTCCTGATCAGTGAAAGCTGACGACCCCGAGAATAGCCAGTTGTGGATCGTCATTCGCAGCTCAGAGGCGTCGAAACCGGCGACGTGGGGAACCTTCGAGGTTCCAGCCTCCGTCTTCATGGAAATTGAGGAGACCGCCGTCGCATATGCCTCAGTCGATAGGGGCACGCCAGCAACCGGCGACGCTGGACGCACGGCGCCGAGGCGCGAAGCCGAGGCATAAGTGGCGTTAAGGTGTGCCTGCAACTCCGGAGGATCCACCTTCTTCCCCACCGGATCATACTGAGCCTTAGAACCAAGCAGCGCCCGCACACGCCCCTCAAGCTCATCAACAATCGGATTACTAACCATCAAAACTCCAATCAGGAAAACACGACAGGGACGCAGGCCGAGAACACGCCGTACTCGGCGGCGCTGCGGTCCTGTTCAAGCAGCAGTGATCTGGATGTAGGTATCAGCCCCGCCAACCACCGTCAGCCACGCATCACCCGTGGCACTCACTGTGTGGGTGAACGAGATGACATCCCCATCGCCCACAGTCACAGACGACGCAGACGCGGAAACAAGGTTCGACGAACCACTCGCGGAACCACTGCCGATCTGGGATCCGTTGCGCGTGATCTTCATCGTCCGATTCAGCCCGGACGCGGCGAATCTCGCCTGAGCCGTGATGTTGACCGTCCCCGCGCCAACAACAAGTAGGCCGTTTGTAGTCGCTGATCCCTGATAGCCGCCCGACAGCACCCATCCTGTTGGCTGATTGCCTTGTTGAACGACCTGGTTCCCAGATTTGACGACTCTAGAGGGTGTGAGGACCGGCATGATGTGCACCCGCTGCCAAGCGGTGCCGTTCCACATGTGGGCAGACTTGACGCGCTGCCCACCCACATACAGCTCTCGGATCCGCTGCGAACCCATGTACACAGGCATCACATCACCCCGGAATGCAATACAGGACACCAGCAACAGGCGACCCCGGCAATGAAGAAACGAGTTGTGGGGCGCGGTCCCCGGCTAGTGCGGTAGTCGACGTGGTGCCCAACGTCAGGCTGGAAGTCCCAGCACCAATCGCAGACCTAGCAGCAGCAGCATCCGCGGCCGTCAACACCGATCTCCCGGTCGCTGTTGCATCAGAGAGGTCCGCCGATGCCAGCGTGACAGCACCAGTCCGGCCAGCAACAGAAGGCACTTGCGACTGCCCGGCCGGAACCTTCCCGCCCACCAAATCCGCCTTATCAGCAACAGCATCCGCAGCCAGCTTCCCCTTAGTGACCGACCCATCCTGAAGCTTCGCCTCAGTGACCGCGCCATCCTGAAGCTTCACCGTGGACACTGAACCATCAGCAGGCGCACCTGCCCAACCAGCAGCAGCCTGCTCCGACGCCAACGCAGCAGCCGCCGAAGCCGCCGCCTCACCAGCCTTCGTAGTCGCAGTCCCCGCGGCAGTCTGAGCCTCCCCCGCCTTCACGACAGCAACCTGCCTCGACAGATCCGACGCCTCCGCAGCCGCAGTAGCCACCGCAGCCCCGTCCAACGAATCATCACGAGCCGCAGACGCTTCAGCCGCCTTCAACTGCGCAACCTCAGCGGAAGTCACAGCAACAGTCGCGCCATCCAACGAATCCTCGCGAGCAGCAACAGCCTCAGCAGCCTTAGACTGCGCAACCTCAGCAGACGTAGCCGCCACCGCCGCACCATCAAGCGAATCATTCCGCGCCGCAACAGCCTCGCCGGCCTTCTCGACCGCAGTCGCCGCAGACACACCAGCCGACAACTCAGACGCCCGTGCAGCATCCGCAGCCTCACCCAAATCAGCCAACGCCTGCAAACTAACCGGCGGCAAATCACCGCCATCAGACATCTCAAACTGAAGAGTGTTCCCCACAACCCGGACCGCGACAACCGAGTCACCCTTCTCGCCCCGCGCCACACCAGGAGCAGGCGAACCCGGAACCGGGAACTCGTTCGCCAAATCCACCACAGTGTCCGGCACAGCAGGGATCTCCAACGGGCGCAACACCACACGATTGCCGCGCACCCGCAAATCAACAAACTCAACCCTGTACCGGGCAACCTGCGGATTCGTCCACTGATCCAACGCAGGAAGCTTCACGAACTTCTTACCGCGATGCGACAGATCACCATTCGAATCCAGCTGCACATCAAACGGTTCAACGATCCGGATCGTCGGCCCCTTCGGGTGATGCGGCATCAACACCGCATCCTTACTGTTCAGCTGGAGTGTGAACCTGACGGATCCTGTAACACCAAGCTCGTCCGGGTCGTCATCAGGATCCATGCCATCCGGAACGAACGCACTGACATTGCCCTTCACAGTCACATACTTCAATGGGTGCGTCACAGCATCCCCCTATCCAATTATCTGCACAAACCGATCCACGGGGACACTGCCGACACAGGCAACGACGTGAACGAAAAAGACGCAGGCGGAACCGTCACACTGCTCGAACGAGCCGCCGAACCATACGGAGCAAACCCGCCAACAGGCGCGGCACGACACCCCAACACCGGACCCGCACCACTACCCACAGCAGTCCACGACAACGCCGCCACAACAACATCCCCGCCAGTCAAACGGCCAGGAAGACGCAGACGCCCACCAACCTCAACCAACCCCGCCCCAGCACCCGCAGCAAGATTCGAAGTCGAAGAACACAACACAAACGATCCCGGCGACAGCTCCGTGTACAACGACAACACCAACTGAGCCCCCGTCACACCCTTGCCATACAGGCAGGACAACCCACCGATCTCGCCAGCAGAAGTCACCCGCAACACCTGGAACAACGTCCCACCCGCACCATCAAGTGGACTCTCAGATGCAGCGAACTGGGGGAAAGTCACCTCAAGCGCAGACTTCCCCCCAAGCCAGAACGGATTGGCCTCGTTGTTCACCGACGACGCAGTCAACCGCGCAGCTTCCAGAACACGCTCACTCAACACTGCAAGCCCCTACGCGGGAACACACGCGATCTCAAGGCGCGGACGAGTGTTGCCGACCTCGACAACCCACTGATCCGCCGAACTGCCATAGATGCGCGTTGGAACAACAAAGAACGACATGGGAGTGTTCGCCGGCACCACGCCTACTGGAGACTCGGGGCCGATGACCCCGGCCTGGTCGAAGTCTGTGGTGATCACACATGGGCTGAAGAAGTCGTATCCCTGGCTGAACACTGTCTGCCCGTAGCCGACCTGAGTGCCAGGTGGAGGTGTCGACACGGTGCCGGTCGGTGGAGTTGTCATCCGCACCTGGGCGTCGATGCGTGTGCCCTCGGCGGCGCTTACGTAGATGACGCCGCTCACCGATGGGCGCCACGCCCAGGGGAGCCCGGGAATGTCGAGGCGCGCAACATAGAAGTTGTCGGTGACGGTGCCCGGCGGGATTGTCTTCTGCGAGAACGACTGGTGCGAGATCGAGTACACGCGTGGGCATCGGTCAGCGCCGGTCGTATAGGTACCGTCCGCCTTGCGAACAATCACATCACCAGCGGCAACACCCAACGCAGCGCTGAAGTCGGCGGCAGAAGCAATCGACGCAGCCGGACCAGTAGCACCCCGATCGCCCTTCTCGCCCTTGTCGCCCTTCTGCGAGATGACGTTGATCCGGTAGTTCCCCGGCGACACCTCCTCAATCGAACCACCCGGTGTCGGGCCAGAGGAGAACACGCCGCCCACCAGGTTCGGCATGTCCCCCTTATCGCCCTTCTGGCCGATGAAGTTCTCGCGCTCCACCAGGTCGCGGCCGTTCCAAATCCAGCCGGACGACGACCCATCAACCCCGTACCAGTAGCCTTCCTCGGCTTCCGTCAGACCCTCAGCAATCGCGGCTAGATCGCCCACAGACGGCACCGAATACTGGTAGACAGGCGACGGCCCCGGATCGCCCTTGTCACCCTTCTCGCCCTTGTAGGCGGGAATGTTGATGTCGATGTGGTCGTCCACGAACTCAAGCACAGCCTTGTTCGTTTCTCGGACATCGAACGCGTCCTTGAACTTCATGTTCAGCTTCGTGTTGCGTTCGTACTGGTACATGGCTCCCCTATGAAATTGTGAAACACACTCTGCGCCTACACTTCCTCGGAAATCTCCGGAGGCACAGCAGGCAACGGATTACCCTCCGACGAGAAGGGCCGAGACCACGCGAGCAAGTCCCGAATGTACTGAATGGCGATGCCCCGCCAACGTCGATCATTCTCTCGGGCCAACTCCAACGACACGACACGTTCGCGGAGCGTCCCCACCTCTTTCTGCAACGGTTCGATCAGCACACGGAAGTCCTCGCGCTGGGTTTCCAGCGTGGGCACACGCTTGAACCAGAAACCCAGAATCGCGAGAGCAACACCGCTTGCAGCGCCAATCAAGGCAGCCGTCACCGCCTACCTACCCGGAGGGGCAGTAGGTTCAGCCGCCAGCCACGGGGCGAACCTGTTGATCAGCATGTTCACCCGCGGATCCGCCAGAGCGCCCGTGATAGCGCCACACACAGCCACCGCCTGCGCAGCCAAACCAGCCGGCGGAACACCCGACGCCAAAATCACAGTCGGCACCAGCGACGCCAAACCAACAATCGCAGCAAACACCGTGCGAGCTACAGCCCGCCACGGATACGCCACTTGAGTAGGAGCAGCCATCACTTACCGCCCTTCACAAGCTTCAAGATCTCATCGACCTTCGCCGTCAAACTGTCAAAACCCTGACGCATCTCAAACACTCGACCATCCGTGTACCGGATCAGATCCTTGATCTTGTGCTCGGTGCCATCCATCGCCTTGACTACCTCGTTCAAGCCTTCAGACACAATGTCCCCAATCGTCTTCTTCGGCGGGTTCAACCGCGCCTGCACATCCCGGCGGAACGCATCCATATCGATGCCACCCGGATCCCACTTTCCCTGCTTCCGGCCAGCCCACTCCTTGTGCCCAATCACCCGATCAGCCCCATACCCGAGCCGACGAACGATCGCCGCACACACCCGCACATACGCGTCGTACTGCGCCGGCGACCAGCCCTCAGTGCCGTTGTTCACAGCCTCAATGCCGATCGTGTGCCAGTTCGCGTTGTCCTCAGGCAGCCCCGGATACGACCCCATACCCGCATGCCACGCCACACCAACACCACACAGAGTGGCCGTACCGTCCTTCGCCAGATGGATCTGCGACAGCAGGCCCCGCAGGTTCGGGGTGCCATTCCGAATCTCACTGACCGGAGTGTTCGAGCCACCAGTGTGATGGCAGATCACACCCCAAATGTTCTTGAAATCGCCGTTGCCCCAGTGTTTCCAGCCGGGAGTCTCAACGACCTTCACACCTTCAGCCCGCAGCACGTCCGCGAGCCATACAGGGTCACCAGTCCAACCCATCATTTCCCCCTACACGTTGACTGCCTGGAAGTTGATTGCCTCCTGCAGCCCCTTAATCAACCTCGTGTTCTTCGCAGACGGATCCTCATCCACCCGATCATCACCAATCACCGCAGACACCATCACCCGCTCAGAACGCGAATCCCGCACCTTGATCGCCCGACAACGGTCATACGACACCTCACCCTCATCCTCCAGGCCACAAATCGAACCCACGTGATAGTCGTAGAACGCCAGGAACGGATACCCGTCCATCACCTCGATCGTCATCGCACGCTGCCCGCGACCCTCATTCAAAGCCCGCTCAGCAACCTGATTCGCAGCAAACGTGTAGCCCGCCTGCGCATTCGCGAACCCCTCAGGGAACCCCAAGATACCCATATCGGCCTTCGTCTTCTGATCCACGAACTTCTGGAACGCCAGAAACACGTCCTTGAACAGCGAAGCCAACAGCCCAGACAAGCCCGGTAGCACAGCCATCGACAGCAGCGCGAACACCCACGTCACCGCAAGCTCCGCAACCATGTCCACAAGCTCGTTCAACCACGTAGGCGACTTACCGCCCACAACCACCGAGTAGTACAGCGGATGCTTCACCGTCAACCGCGAATTCGCCACACCAGACGACTCAGACGACCACACCACAGACGGAATCTCAGCCCGCTTGAACAGCCCATCCACCGCATCAGCGAGCCCCGGAATCAGGAACCCGCCAACCTGCGAAATGAACCCAGTCACCAGCTGGCCCAACGCATCCGCCAAACCATCCAGGAACGTTTGCGTGTTGATCACACCCGATTCCTTCGGGTTGTCGACCACCTCAACCAGATACTGTGCCTTCGTCAGATACAGGTCAGGGTGCGGCTGCGGATCCCCCGGCAACCACAGGCGGATAACCAGCCGGCAAGACGAGTTGTCCAACCAGCCCTGAAACAGTTCATCCAACGGCACCATCCGAGCAACACCCACCACCCACTCGGTGGTGTCCAGGTGCTTCTTGAACGGCAGCATCGTGATCGGCAAACCCAGACGTTTCGCGTTCGGTGTCAGGTAGTGGTCGATCACTGTGCGGATCGGGCCGATCGCAATGTCCTGCGGCGGGAACTGAACCTCAGGCGCAGACCGCGGGTTACCGAACGCCAGGATCGCATGAAACCAGGCGTAGTCATCGATCAGCGACAGGGTGATCTTCTTCTGACCGCGTACACCCTCACGGGTTGCGATATCGACACGCCCAGACCAGCGTTCATCGTTGTAGGTGACCGTGATCGGCACCACCGTGCGATCCACAGACATACACAGTTTCGCGAACTCGTGGTGCGCCGGGATGATGATCTCGCCCGTGCCGACCTGGTTCCACAGGAGCTCGACCTCAGCCGACTCGTAGTTGTTGACCAGCCCGAGCGGCTCCAACTTGTTCGAGTAAATGACGACCTCGAACAGCGCTCGACCGCCCACCCTCGGATTCGGGCGCAACACATCGAACAACATCGCCGCAGCATCATCATCCAACGGACCCGGCGACAGATGCGCATCCGGATCGAACACGATCCCCAGACGATCATTGAGCGCCGCTGTCACCACGGCCCCCGGTTCTTCGGATCAATCCGAACCACAACCGACGACTCAGCAGTCCCATCAATGAACTGCATCCCCGACAGATCGAACACCGAGTTCCTAGCGACAGGCACCCTGAACCTGCGGGGGTCCATGTCCTTGAACAGATTCTCCGCAGGATTCTCAACCACCAACGTCCTGTGATCCGGATCCGTATCCAGCCGCAACACCTGCCCCGGCTTCAACTTCGGCAACGTCACCAAACGGCCATCACCATCCGGGATCCGCAACGACCCAGGCCCCTTCACCACCGCCGTATAGAACGCCGGCCGGTTCCCCGGATTCCGCAACTTCACGGGCTTCTCACCGTTCACCCACGTCACCGTGCGCTCCAGGCCAGACCACCACGGGTACTCCGCGATCAGCGGCAAGTTGTAGGCCTGGAAGCCGAGCAGCCCGCCATCTTTCGGGTACACGATCTCCGGGGTGTCATCCAGGCGGACATCCAGCCACCACCAGCCCGACTCCCTCGTCAGAACGTAGATGCGGGACTGCACATCGAAATCGATGCCCTCAAGGAACGACTCAGACAGGGACCGAAACCCGACCGTCGCCGTCTTCGAAATGTGCACGGGCATCTCAAACTTGCTCGGATCAACCACCGACCCCAACCACGTAGCGCCCTCCTGGCGGGCGCCCTTCGAAAACAAGTTTTGCCCCGGCGGACCGTACGTGTTCGCCCAACCCTCCAGTACTTGGATTCCGCCATCGGCTGCGGTGAGATCCCATACCGGGCCGTGGCCCTCTGGCCCGCACCAGATCACATGCGCACGACCATCACGAAACAGCTCACCCATAATCATCCTGTATTCAGTTGTGAGAGGGGCGCACCCGAAGATGCGCCCCTGCTAGCTACATGCGGTAACGGCGACCCCTGTTGATCTCGTGACGCCGCTGCTCCCGATACGCGCCCTCAACATCGACGGCATTGATGTTCGTGTTGCCGTAGCCGACACCAGCCGACACCAGCGACTCCACCATCCCGCCCCAGTTATCGATCGCATACTTTTCGACCCGAGACCACGACGACTCCTGAAGATCCGCCCACTTATCGACCTCAATCTGCCGATCCGAAGCGGTAGCGATCTGCGCTTCCACAGCAGGATCAAGGCGGGGTGCGTCTCCGAACTGATCGGCCATCATGGTTTCGCCGCGGAACAGGCGGTCGCGGAACGCCGGATCAGTCAACGCCTGCACAATCTCCGACAGTCGCTGCATGTTCTCCGGATTCAGGACGTACTCGTTGACACCGGTACCGTTGTAGACCGCAGTCAATCCCGGCTTCAACACGCCACCCGTGTCACGGGACACCCACGACAGCGGATTCAGATTCGACGCGAGACCCTTAACCTTCTCGTACACGTCACGGATACCGTCAGTGAGCCCCTGAATCTTGTCAGTGATCGACTCGCGCACAGCATCCCGCACATTGTCGTACAAGGCCCCAGGAATCTCTGCGAACCCGCCGCCACCGAGAAGCTTCCCCATGCCGGCCTTGATCGCATCCCCGAGAGGATCCGTCAGCTTGTCGAACAGCTCCCCAGCCTTACGTGCCAGGAACCCCTTCTGATCAGCCTGCGACGGTCCACTACCACCACCACCACCGGGGCCGGGATCAACGAACGCGCCGTCCACGATCGGCAGATGGAACTGCCACGGGAACATCGGATTCGTAGCGCCACGAGCGCCCCTGCCGTAGCGGACACCCTCACCACCCGACGACTCCACATTGATGTCCGGGAGTCCCTCAACACCCGACAGTGTGCCAGCCATATGGCCGCCACCATCACCGCCAGGGTTGTCGAACACACCGAACGACAGGCCAGCACCCAAACCTGGCTTGATGCCGAACGGGCCACCAGACGCCGGATTGAACGAGCCCGTGTAGCCGTAACGCTGCCACGGATTCCGCCCCAACACCTCAGCCGCAATCGACAGTAGGAAACCCGAGCAGTCGAACGACGAACCAACACCAGATGGGCCGGCCCACTGGTACGGCTTACCGTCCTGCGCCTTCGCGAAATCATGGCCGCGCTTCAACATCTCCCACGCGGGATCATCCCGTTGGACACGGCCACCCTCAGCCATCCCCCACTGGAACATTCCCTCAGCGGACGGGTTCTTCCCCTGGAGGGCTGCCTGGTTGAATGCGAGCAGGTTGTCGGCACCGGCAGCGTTCACTGCTGGCACGGACATGACGATCTCACCGGGCATCAGGTTCCGGAGAACGGAGTCCTTGCCGCGGACAGCACCGGGTTCGAGGGGGACCATGCCGCCCCGAGCCATACCAGTGACCTTGCCTGCGGGACCCGATCCCTTACCGAAGCCTTCACCGAGTTCCTTGATCGGCTTCCAGTCCGGTAGCCGTCCACCGAGGAAGTCATCGACAGCGGACCAGGCGCGCCCGATGCCGTTGTTGAACACCTCACGGATCACCCAGTCGATCGGTTCCGCTAGGTAGCCCTTCAGTTTGTCCCAGTCACCCTTGATCGCTGCGACTGCCGCGCCGAAGAATCCGGAGACACCGGGGAGCTTTTCGCCGATCTTGGTGAAGACTGGCAGGATGTCGTCAGTCCACGACCCGTCAACAAGTGAGCCCAGTCCGGACCAGGAGTCCGACGCCGTGCCGGCAATGTCTTCGTCCGAGGATGTTCCGATCTCGCCCTGGCGGCCAAGCATCCCGCCGAAGGCGGGATCGAGCTTGGTTCGCCAATCGTGATCGACATCGCCAGTTAGCGCACCCCAAGTCTCGCGCCACTTGTCCATCTTCGTGGTGTCGAACTGACTATCATCAAAACGGATGACGCCGCGACCCGGGCCGCCGCCCGTGGAGCCCTCCAAGAGCTTCTTCGTGTCGAGGAACCCCATCGAGTTCGGATCCCCGGACTCAGTGAACCCGCCCCTAATGCTCGGATCAGCTTTCGGCGCTTCTGGCGCCCGATCCCTTCCGCCGAAGATCCCGCCCAGGAAGCTGTCTCGCTTGAAGCCGGGGAAGAATCCCCATCGACCGACGATCTCGTTGCCGTACTTGTCAACGTTGACGCCATCCTTCTCGTAGTCCCGCGCCATCCAGGGGACGCCTAGGAACTTCGATTGAGGCTTCTCCACAACCCCCTCAGACCGGTAGGGGTCATCGCCGCGAATGAACCTGTCCTGGATCGACCGGTTATCTTCCTTGGGCGCTGTCCCGTCTTCCCTCGGCTGACTCGGGGTTCCACGCAGCATCCCCGCGAGCTTGACAGCGTCACCGACCAGTTGCAGAAGACTCGCAACGGTTGCCCGCACGTCCTCCCAGAACTGCTTCATCTTCGCTTCGCCCTCAGCGGTCTTCATCCAGTCCGCGAAGTGCTTCAGACCGTCAGTCATCCCCTTGACCATCGACTCACCCGAGTCGTTGGAGGTCGCGAAGATACCGCCAATAGCCTGTGCCGCAGCAACGACCAGGTCCTTCAGTTCGCCCATCTTCTGGATCGCGTTGTCCAGGAACTTGCGGATACTGTTCTGGCCTTCCTCCGAGCTAGTCCACTCGTGGAACCGCTTCATCGTGTCCTCGAAAGAACCCGACAACCCCGGCAACAGATCAGACCCGACAGCAGCGATGTCCTGGAACGCCCCCATCAGCTCCGTGAGGCCACCCATGAGGGGCTGGATCGACAGACGCGTGTTCTCCAGAATCCGAGTCCAGTCCAGCTTCGAAGACTCCGAGCCCAGATCCGACAGCGCCGACTTCAACCCCGTGTTGATCTCGGTAGCGATCCCGCCCAGACCATCCTTGAACGTCGGCAACAGGTTGTCCGACAGGTCAACGATCTCATCGCCCAAACCAGCGAACAGGCCCTCTTGCACCACCATGCGCAAGGAACGCCACTCATCCCCGAGACCGCGAACCTTCTGCACGAAGTCACGGGCAGCCGGCGACAAATCCTCCAGCGCATCCCGGTAGGCGTCAGCAGCCTCCGAACCCGCCACCATCGCCTCAGTGAGCGACTCCTGCGCATCAACAATCCGCTTCTGCGCATCCTCATTCGCCCGAGCCGCAGACTCAACAGCATCGGTGACACCCTGCTCAGCCTCAGCCTGCGCGTCCTTGGCGTCCCGAACCTTCTGGGAACCCTCAACACCGACACGGGCAGCCTCAGCCGCCTCCGCCTTCAGTTCCTTGTTGCGCTGCTGCGTTTCCAGCAGCCGCTGCACAGCCTGCTCATAATCAATACGAGCGTTACGGCGGTCGTCAGCGTCAGCGCCAGACCCGAACTGGTTTGCTTCCCGCAACCGCTTGCGGGCATCAGTTACCGCGCCCTCCGCGGCCTTCTCATCCCAATACGCGCCACGCAGGGACAGTTGGTAGTTGTCCAATTCCCTACGCGCATCGACACGAGCCTGAGTCAGCGACTCCTGCGCACGCTGAGCGGCCTTCTGGGCTGCCGCAACGCGCTTCTCGCCATCAACCCGGGTGCGGGCAGCGTCCTTCACTGCCTCCGCGACCTGGCGTTGCGCCTTCTCCTGTTGCTTCGCAGAGTTGCGGGCTTCCTTCGCGCTGGTGTCGGATTCCTTCGAAGCTGCCTTGAATGCCTTGACCACACCCGTCGAGCCGATCGCCACAGCCGCAAGGGACGCGGCAGCAGCACCAGCGGCCGCTGGCATCAAAGCGATCACACCCAATGCCTGCGACAACTGGCCGATCAACGGCACCAAGGACACTGCAGCCAAGCCAACCAGCGCGGCTGTCGCCAAACCGATCGGGGTAGCCATGCTCGCGCCGCCCATGATCGTGTGCGTGGTCGAACTCGCCGCCGCAGCAGCGGCCTGCAACTGGGCGATCTTCGCGAGAGCCGCAGTAATGTCCATGTCAACATGCATGTCCAACTGCCTGTGCGCAGCCTGGAATGCGGCCAACTGAAGCTTCGCAAGGGTGAAGTCCAGATCAACCTGCAGATTCAGCTTCTCCGCAGTCTCAAGGGCATTCAACGCGGCCCGCGCCTGAGTCAAGTCCGCCTTGACATCGACCTTCACGGTCTCCTGCAACCCCGTCAGGGCAGCACGAACCTTGTCGCGAATGTGGTCGGTGTCCGGGTCCACACGAATCTTCGGGTTCGGCCCCTCGTTGAGCTTCTCCCGCACACGCGTGTGGAAACCAGTCAGATCGGGTACCAGCTTGATCTTCGCTGAACCAGCCTCATACGTCGCCATACCCGGTACCTCTATTTAGTTATGTAGCCCCCAACCGGGCCAAATGTTCATCAACCTCGACGTCATCACGACGCCTCAACTCAAGCTCCAAAGCCGTTGTCGGATACGGTTTCAAATCCAGACGACCAACCTTGTTCCCATTCACCGCCAACAGGGTTGCCGTCAGCTTCTTCAGGTGGTTCACCACATCCCGTAGCTCCCGCAACTCCGGTGTGAAACCCGCCGGGGTGAGAACAGGTGGGGTGGTGTCGTCTGGGTCGTACTGGTCGGCCCAGTAGCGGGCCAGATCGGGATCCATTGCTTGCGCTGACTTGTAGTCCGACCACGAGGGGAGCCGCTTCAGGAACCGGAACAGTTCCGTCCACGGCCTCACCCCACGGAAGTAGTCGTACAGGTCAATCTGCAGGTGGACACGTAGATCCCATGCGATTGACTCGCCGAACTTGTTGATCAGTCGGACGAGCCCTCGGAACCCCCCGGAACATCATCCCCGCCCACGCCAGGCTTCTTCGGCACCAGGTGGGCCATGATGTCATCGAACAGCTTCTCCGTGACCTGCGGAGGCTTCGCTTCGAGGGCAGGCCAGAGCCGATCAATCTCGTCCCCAACGAGAACTGACAGCATGATCTTGATGCCCTCGATAACCGAGGTCGCCTGCTCCGTCGCATCTTCCATCGCGTTCAGCCGCGCCTGCAACTCCAGACGCTCACCAACCGTCTCCGGAATCTCAATCACGATCGGAGGATTCAGCGGAATCACATACGGCTCAGGCTTCACATACTCCTCACCCAAAGCCTCCGAACAGAACTGATCCCACAGATCCACATCCTGCTTCGGCGTGATCTTCCGAACAGTACCCACAACCACTCCCCTTTGACTCTACGAAACTACTTGTCAGACTTCACAACAGGCTTCGGCAACTCAGGCCTCACCTGCTTCACCTTGTAACCCTGCGCCTCAAGATTCACCCGCTCAACAGCCGAACCCACACGCACCTCAACCCCACGAGGCGACACCAAAACAACATCCATCACACACCCACACCCTCTCCCCCTGAGAGAAGACCGGGTGCCGCCCAAGGGGAGAACAAGACGACACCCGGAAACTCACCTACGGCGTCGCGTCCCAGCCCATCTTCTCCAGAAGCGGCTTCCAACCCGGACCACCAAACGCCCACGCAATCGCGTAACCCTCTTCCGAATCCACCTTCGCCTTACCGGTGATCGGATACGCCATCGCAGACTCCTGGCCCGCAGACTGCTCACCCACAGACGTGATCTGGAACTTCGGCGCGATACGCCAAATGTAGATCGCATCATCACCAGCACCATCGATACCCAAATGCAGGTACCGGTAGAAGCGGGTCGCCGGCGCGGTCGGCTCCTTGATCCACAGTTCACCCGTGGTCGCATCCGGAGTGACATTCGTCAGATCCGCACCCGTGTACAGCTCCAGCGTCTTGCGGCGCGTCTCATGCGGAGTTAGCGTGATCGTGGTGTTCTTCCCGATGATGTCCTCACGAGACGACTCAAGGTCACCCCACGACTTGACCTCCGTGGTCTGAACATCCGGCGTGTACGTCGGCGCACCATCCGCCGCGATCTTGCCCAGCGACTCGAAACCAACAGGCAGCGCCTGCAGTTCACCAGTAGCACCGGAAGTGAACGCGGTCGGGACAGCGACACTATCGTCAGCGACGAACACCGCGCCCTTGAGCTGCTTACGGATCAGCTCGTTCTTGAAGTCGAGCAGAGTCTCGACTGTCGTTGCAGCCATGTGGCTCTCCTATGAAATTGTCTATTCAGTTGTTACTGGCGGCGCATCAGCAGTTGATACGTCGCAATCAGCCTGCGGTCGTCCGGATCGATGTCCGGGATCTGCATCGGCCCCACAAGGCAACCGGTGTCATCAATGAGGATCCCGTTGACCTTCGTCGCGGCAGCATCCTCGATCAGCTTTCGGCAGCGTTTCGCCATCGACTTGGCTTCAGCCGCGGACTCCGCGAAGCACTCCACCTCAACCTCAGGGAAGTCCGTCACATCGTCATCCGTGCCACCGGTACGGGCGACCCGAATGTGCGGCATCGGAGTGTCAGGACCGGCCATCGTGCACGAGTAGGCGACCTGCTGAAGCAGATCCATCACCACAGTCTCGGCGTCAGGGAACTCCATCACAGACTCCCGATCTTCCGAGCCACACCACGCAACGTGCGTTCAGCCGCATTGTGCTTCGTGCCCCACTCGCGGTAAGCCGCATACGGGCTGTACGCGATCACCTCGCCGATCATGCGGTCCTTCTGCTTACCGCCGACCGTCGTCCGATAGCGGACCTCACGAGCATTCCTGCCCGTCTTCCGCTTCACCCCAGCCCGATACAAGGCGATAGCCATCTCGCCCTTATGTGCCAGATGCCTACGCAAGTCCCCCGACGTACTCAGATACGCGGCCATGCCCTTACGGTTCGGCTTGTACGTGTACGCACTCACTCGACCTCCTGGAACCGGATCGTCAAGTTCGTGGCCCGAGCAGTCGCACCAAACCGTTGCACGAACGGCTTACCCACGACCCGACACAGCCGGCCATCGATCTCCAAACGGTCCGTTGCGGTCGCATCCGAACCGACAGGCGCATACAGCACCCCGTTCGACACCGACACCTCACGGCGATCACCGGTCGCAGGATCATCCGTGGAACCCCACTCCACACCACACGGGCCGATCTCGTGCGACTCCTCAAACTGCGCGTCACCCTCACGATCACGAGGCCCCCGACGCAACACCAGAATCATCTGACCATTACGGAACCTCACCAGAACCCCCGCTCAGCCATCGAATCATGAGCAGGCCACCCAGACTGAAACCACAAGTCCGGGGCAATCATGTTCCGGCCCGCCAGATAGCCGTCAGTCGCCGGCGCAACACCAGACGACCCACGAGCACCCAACAGGGTCCACTCCTCAGCCAGAATCGTCAGGAACCCTGCAGCAGCCCTGGTGTCCACCTGATACGAGAACGACCCAGCCTGCTCCGACCTGTACCCGTCCGGGTTCCGCAGCACACGGCACACGGCGTTCGCCTGAACCATCACCACCGATTCGTGGTCCAGACGCTCATCCTCAAGCCGCGTCTGTAGGTCCGGTATCCGCGCCAGAATCATTCTCGCTGCGTCGTTTACGAGGACGCCCGCGAGGCTTCGTTCCGCTTCCTCCAGCGGCCGCCCCATCCTGGCTTCCACGTCCTCGACGGTCGCCAGATTCGCCGGTATCTGCGCCACCAGCCAACTCCCAATCGCCAGACGGCGGGACCACACAATGGATGATCCCGCCGTTGCTCTTATGCCTAAACCGGGCCACGACTACGGCGCGGTCGGGGTTGCATCGTCGTAGGCAACGAACGCATCCAGGTCGGTGATGACCCAACCGAAGATCGCCTCAACGAGGTACGCCTCAAGGTTCTGCTGCCACAGGTGCACGAGAGTGCCGTTGTCATTCAGCGTCGCCTGATCCGTACGCGAAACAGTCATCTGCTCCGCGAAGCCGTACTTCAGTGCCGACCAGTCACCACCGAGCGCACGCACCTTGTTGTCGGTGCCACCACCGATGTAACGCCCGGACACAGACTTGCCGTACGCAACCGGGAGACCCAGGAGCGAGCCGAAGCCGTCCTTCAGGTTCACCGAGTCCTGGTAGATCGGACGACCCTGCAGATCGGTCGCGGTCAGCAGCGACTGCTTCAGCTTCGGATCCGCGGCGAAGCCACTGAACTCTCCGAAGTCGTAGTTGTCGGTGACCAGGTTGTAGCCGTTCACCAGATCCGTAGTCAGGCCACCATTGGCCTTCGTGGTCGTGCCCAGCTCCACACGCTGCGTGGTCTGATTCACGAACTCCTTACCAGCAATCGCGCCAGTCACCGGGTTCGTGCCATGCAGCACAGCCATATCGAACGCACGAGTAATCGCGTTCGTCATATCGTCCGCGATGTTCTCCAGGATCCCGAGAGGATTCTTCATACGAAGCTCCTTCGAGAAGTAGGTGACCGCAGCGACCTTGATCGGAGTGATCGTCTTGGTCGTGTAGTCGGTCTTCGTGATCGGCTTCAGCTGACCCTCACCGACAACGCCGGCCTGAACGTGACCGGTCTGGACCGCGATAGCGGCACCCTCAAGGGGGATCGGGGTCTGACCCGACAGGCGGGAGACGACGGACTGTTCCTGCACCCGCTTGAGGATGCTCTGCGCCATAGGCTTCGGAACAAGGTTCTTCGAGTTCGCTTCAGCGAACGTAGTTGCGCCAACAGCAGGCATAGTCGTTCCTTATGTAGTTGTTATTCAGTTGTGGGGTAGTGCTATTCAGTGCCGAAGAAGGCTTCTGCCATCTCCAGCTTGGGATCCTTCGCCGGGTCCTGATTGACCTGGGCGGGATCGACCCGCACCCCACCATTGCTTGAAGCCAAAGCCGCCAGGGCGTCAGCAGAGGTCTTCCACTCGTCCTCGCCAGCACCGACGATCATCGGCACGACGTTCCGAGGAAGTCCCTTATCCCACGCAAGATTCGACTTGGCGAGCTGCGTCTCGGCAGTCACAGCCCGGGTGTCGAGCGCGGAAAGTTGCGACTGAAAGTCTGTCGCCTTCTGTTCGAACTCCGCTTCCTTCGCGGACAGCGCAGTCTCAGCATCACCGAGTCGCGACCTCAGCCCCTGAGACTCCTTACGAAGCTCCTTGATCTCGGTCTGCGCCCACTCAGGCAGATCCTCCACCTTCGTCAGAGCAGACAGGTCAACAGTCGAGTCAGTCACATTGCCTCCTGGGCAAAGTCAGATGGCCGCCAGGGCCAGAAACAAGAATGGCGACCGCCAGGGCCGCCAGTTACGCCACAGTCCGAAGATCCGGAATCTGCGGCAAGTCATGGTTGTTCAGGTACTTCCGCACAGCATTGATGCCGTGCGTGTCGGGGTGTTCCGCCGCCGCCTTCTCGTAGAACGCGTACAGCCTGCGAGCCTCAGCCCACCCAGGCCACGTTCGACGGTTAAACACCGGCACAGCGATGCAGTCGCAGTTCGGGTGGTACCGCTGCATATCCCCGCCATACAAGGCTGTGTTCCGCGACGTGTAGACAGCGCCACGAGACGCGAGAGTCACACAGAACGCACAGTTGTCGGCACCCGTGAGCATCCGCGCCCAACCCTGAGCCTCCACACCAGGCGGGCGAGACTCATTCTGAGCCTTAGCCGAATCCTCAGGGACAGCCCGCGCGGCAGCCTCCGCATGCTTCACGACAGTGCCCACCACAGCGTCAATCGGATCAGCCTTGTTGTTGTCCAAAGCCTCATCCACGCCAGCCTGCAGGAACTCGCGCTTGTACTCCCGAATCTCCGGCACCGGAGGCGGTGTTTTCGCCCCCTGTGCGGCACGCTGAGCGTCCAGAAACTCGACCGCCACCCCATACGCCTCTTCACGAGCGCGCACCACCTGGGGCAGCACCACATCCACGAACGCTGCACGGGACTCAAACGGCACGGTCACAACCTCACCCTGCGGGAGCCCGACATTCCGCGGCCCCAACAGCAGCAGCGCCGCCGAACGAGCAACAGACAACACCCCACGCGAAATCAGATCCAGTCTCCGCCGGTATGCGCCTGGAGTCACAGACCCACCGCCGCCAACGTCGGATTACGCCGCAGCTCCTCAGCACGCTTCCGCTGCTCCGGAGAGAACCCAGCCATCTCCAGGGCCATATCCGCCGGCAGAAGACCAGACTCGTACATCTCGCGAGCCGAGCGCGTCATCGCTTCCATCGTCGGGGTTGACGGATCCCGCCACACAGTCTCCAAACGCATCGCAGGAGACGCATCACGGCCAGCCTGACGCATCGCACACCGCATCGTCCGCTCCCACGACGCACCAAACGACCGCTGCTTACGCTCCGCGCGCTTCACCAGCCGCTCACGAGCCGCAACAATCGCCTCAGCCGAAGCGGGATTCTCCGACGTGAAACCCAGGAAGTCTGGAGGCAGACCCGACAGCGCAGACACGATCCGCGCGTACTGGTTCACAACCTCCGTGAAGTTCCGCAGATCAGCACCCTCGAACTGCCCAGCTCGCGCCTCATGGTTCTCGAACGCCTGCATGTGGCCGATGTAGGCCTGCCAACGCGGAACAGGATTGCCGTTCCGGTCAACGAAGTCCTTCTCCTCCGCGCCCATCACCCAACGCTGCGGGATCGCCACAAGCTCCTGAGCAATCTGCAGATTCGTCAAGGTGCGAGACGCGGCATCAGTGAGCCCCATGACGTCCTGCATCTCAGACACGCCACGACGATCACCGATACGCGCACGATTCGTGAACGGAGTCACCGGCACCGCGCCCATGTTGTGGACAACAGTCTTATCCTGCCGCCAATCACCGAGACTGCCCCGGTAGTACACCGTCACATCAGGCAGATAGTGGGCCGCCCACTGCACCCGATCCGGCGTCTCATACAGGCGCACCGCCTCAGCAACATCCCGCGTCAACGGATCGATGTAGCACGCCATGCCCTGACTCGTATGCGATGTGATCGCAGGCGCACCATCACGGGTCTGCCCAACGATCGTGAACGCCTTCCGCTGCACCAACGCCTCGGTGTGCACCAACGACGACTCGTCATCTAGACGGTTCGCCTGCCACCACGACCACAACTCATCATCGGTCTTGTCCGAACCAGCAAGCCGGAACCCCTCAACATCGAGACGCTCCTCAACCGAATCCACAACCAATCGAGGCCAATTCACAACCAGCTCAAGCACCCGAACCTCAGGCGGCAACGACACACCCAACGCATCCAAACGCTTCGAACCCTGATAGTAGGCTTCCAACTTCGTGCGTTCCTGTGACCCGGATGACGCCTGCTCCACAAGCGATTTGAAACTCATAGCACCAGCACCTTCCGGCCCCCACGCCGCTTACCAGACTCCAACAACTGAGTACGGGCCATATCCGCCAACAGCGCGGCCGCATACCCATCAACTTTTCGGGAAGACTCCCGATGCTCCTTACCGAACGACACACCAAACTGGTTCAACCGCCGGCGAGCATTCAGAACATGCTCAGTCAGCACCGAATGCTTCGTGTGCCGCACAACGCCATCCTCGACAGCAGCCACCAGACGCTCATTCGCCCGCGTGATGTCCATCAGCCCGCGGCGCATGTCCCAACCCACAGTCGATTTCGGAGACGCCTTCACCAACAGTTGCCCACGGAAGTCCTGCGACCACTGATCCACATACGACTCCCACAGAGCCACGTCAGCGAAGAACCCGGACACCTTGTACGCGGACATCGCCCACCGCACAGTGCCATCCACAACCTCACGGTCAATCTCCCAATCCGGGACACCATCAGGCTTCTCCCAAATCTTGATCGGCTCAAACAGGCGATCAGACACGCGGCAAGCCACAAGCGCAGTAGCGTCATCCGACTTACCGCCATCGAACCCGAGCGTGATCTCATCCCCAGGCTGCAACCGATCATCAACGCCACACGCCTCCCACTCATGCGGGGCCACAAGCGCATCAGCCGCGGCAACAACCTGATTCAGATAGAACCGCCGCGCCTCCTCAGGCGTCGTAGCACGGTCCAGAATCTCCTGTACGAGACGATCAACGTCAAGCCAAGTCGAGTCCCCGCGAGCATCAATCAGACCGGCACGCAACGAATCCTGATCATCCAACCGCGTATCAGCCGGAGCCTCAGTAGCGTCGTAGTAGATGCCCGTATCGACCGCCTGGCCGCCACGCACCTTCACGAACGCCTCATAATCCAACTCCGCCACAGAACCCATGCCAGGGATATGAGCGTTCTGGATAGCCATCGACCGCGCATCGCCACCACGAGACTTGCCCAGATTTCGGCGAATAACCGCAGCCATCGCAGTGCCGTTGTTGTTCTCCAACCAGCCCTGCGTCTCATTCAAAACCACATACGACGGACGCCCACCTTCAAGAGCAAGCGGAGACGACGTAACCGCCTCGATCCGCCCACCATTGCGGTAGTAGATGATCTCCTTACCGAGATCCACCCCATACTCGGCTTGCGCGTCCTTCGACAACATCGGCCCAAGCAGCGTCATCGTGTTGCGTGTCTGATCCTTCGACACCGCCGCAATCTGAATCCACGGTGCAGGATGCTGCTTCCCCACCGGACGACCATCCGCAGTCCAGCGAGCAAACCGGCACGGCCCCAACGCCTCAAACCACACCACCGCAGCAATGAACGGGTCCTTGCCCCACCCCTTCATCCGCCGCAACACACCACGCCGATACCGGAAGCGGCCACCATCATCCAGCTCGTACCAGCGCAGCAGAATCCGCAACTGCTCCCGCGTCAGACGAAACTTCGAACCCGCGTCAGGCCCATCCGCCTGCACCAGATTCTCAGTCATCCACCGGGCAGCAAGCCACCCCAACGTCCGATCATCCGCCGGCACATAATCATCAATCGACCGAACAACAGACACAATCGCCCCCAAGGGCGATCAGTCACTCAGCCATACGCCGATAGTCATCCATGATCGCCACATTCTCGTCATCAACCGGGGCCGAATCCGCGCGCTCAAGCTCAACGCGAGCACGACGACGATCCCCCTCCGTAACCAACAGACGCTCAAACGCCGAATAGATCGACTGCAACATCTGCCCAGAACGCCTCTCCGCCGACTTGTAATACGACAAGTCATCCATCAGAGAGAACGCGAAAGCCCAATCCGAAGGCTCATAAAACTGTGCTTGCCCCGACTCCCCCAGCGCCTCCCACAACGCTGCAGCAATCGGATGCCACCTAGGATCCCCTGCCGGCTGCACCGAACCAGCCACAACCCCCACAGGAGCAGAAGTCACACCCGTCTTGTTCCTACGCCGACGCTCAGCAGAGCGCTTAGGCACCGGACCCGGCATACGCCCCACCAACCTTTCACGTCGTATGCAAAACTTTTCATCAAACTTGCAGGTCGCACCCCACCCAACGACTCTGAAACCCGTACACAGCCCGAGGTGCTATGCGGTGACGGGGAGGGGTGCCGGGGGCAGGGGGTCATCCCCCCACCCTTATGTAACTTCTTTCACTGCCATGCATGGGTGATGCGCTGGACTGTGTTCCGAGTGGACTGTTTGACGTACTCGATGAGCAGGTCGATGTGGTCTTCGGGCCTGCTGGCGTGCAGGAATCGCACTATCCAGTTCATGGTGTCCTCAGGTTTGTGGTTCCCATCGGTCTTCGGGGTACTCCACGTTCGGGTGTGTGAAGCCGAAGGTGATGTCTGATGCGGTGGTGCCTACGGTCTTGTGTTGGGCTGTCCACTGTTCCCATAGCTGGTGTTGGTCTATGGGTGCTGGGGCTGGTGGTGGTTCGTTGGTGATGTTGATGTTGAGTGGCCCTAGCTTGACGTCTAGCCTCATGATGCCCATTCGGTGTTGTAGTCCGGGTGATCGCTATACACGGCAGCGAGGTCGTAGAGGATGTCTTCCGCCTTACCGCCCTCCCACCATCCGCCGTTGCCGACGATTGCTTTCACGAGTTCGATGGTGCGTCTCTTGGCTCCTGCTTCGCGTAGTGCCCGTGCAGGATCATGGCGAGCAATGTGACGCGCCGCCGAGTCGCCCATGTCGTATCCGACTGTCGTGGCGCTAGTGCCCTCTACCCGGTCGAAGTCGTCGGCTCCTGGCCCGAATGGCGCCCAGTCGTGGCCGTCCATACTGGCTGCGTTGTGCGCTGCCTGTTCGTCTTCGTTGATGCGTGCGTGTAGGAAGTCGATCAACTCCACAGCCACTGTTCTCCTATCAGGACAGCCCTTGCATACGCATCGCTATCCGCTCCTTGGACTCATACCGCCACTCATCCACGCCTATACCGTTCAGCTCATCATCTACATCAGCGGCCCACTGGCGTCTTTCCTGCCTGCGTAGCTGCTGGCGTGAGCCTGTGACGCTGGATCGTCTGATGCGGTGCACTCCTCGCTCGCACATGCACTTGGCTCCGTACAGGCAGAAGTAGCTGGTTCGCTTTGATCGGCCGAGCATCCTCAAGCTGTTCTCCTATACGAGGCTCATGCGGGACACCTGCCCGCTCTTGAGTAGATAGACCAGGCCGCCACGCTTCGAGTCCCCACCAGCACGCTCACGGAACCAGTCAGACCCACAGTCGTAGGTGGGTGAGCACACCCGTGTCACATCTCGTGTCGTGTTCAGTGACCACTCGTGCTCGTGCCCGTGCTGCAGGACTTGCGTGCCACGTGCGTCTTGCCGCCCGAAGTCTTGTCCGCGTAGCCAGTCGAGGCCTTTGCCCCTGGACCACTGATGGCCGTGAGCGACAGTGACCGTCGTGTCACCGACCGGGACAGTCAATGAGCCGGACCACTTGTCTGGCACTCGAACCTCGACGTGTCCGTATGCCTTCGGGTTGAGTGTCATGGCGTCTCGTACTGCGATGGCGCATTCGGTTGCCCAGTTGTCTCCTGGGTAGGTGTTCCACTGGCGCTGCGCTTGGTCATGGTTGCCGCCAACTACATCGAGGTACAGCTTGTCTGCGAGTGGCGCGAGAGCGTCCACGGTGTGCAGCATGAGCCGGCGCAGGATCCGAACTTGTTCGGTGATGGTTTCCTGGGTGAGCCATGCGTTCTTCCCGCCCTGACTGACGACACCCTCAATGCAGTCACCTGGCATGCTGATCTGGATGCCTTCGACACCGTGGCGCTTCAGATGCTTGTGTTCATCGACTGTCTGTTGAAGTGAGTCGTAGTAGCGTTCGAGGATTTCCTCGGTTGATCCGTCGCGCGACTTCTTGCTGATTTGGGTGTCGCCGGCTTGGAACACCATCCAGTGCCCTTTGCCGCCTTGCTGCTTGTGTGCGCGAGCCTTGGCGGCGATGCCGTCCAGGTCTACCGGCTTGGGTTTGTCTATGGGCTGGTACCGGTACGTGGTGTAGACGGTGGAGCCGTCGTCTGCGATCTTCCTCGTTGCTGCTGGGGGTTTGGCGAAGGTGGTTGTTTCGGGGTTGAGTCCACACGCCTGGAGGATGCCTTCAACCGTGTCTGGTTGATGTGGTCCTTGGATGGTGGTGGTTTGTGGTCCGGTGGGTGTGCTCGCGGGTGCGAGTAGTTGTGCGAGTGTCCCCACAATCAGCCCCTAAAGTCAGTGGTCTACATCCGGTATCTCCGGCTACGTTCGTTGTCGATCTGCCTGTCAAAGGCCTTGCCCATTTCCTCGGCAACCCTGGATTCCCAACTGCGTGACGCGTAGCGCATATCCAACTCGACATGCACGCCCGCCTTCTCGTACGCGGATACGGCTTCAGTTAGTAGGGCGAGTGGCCCCTCTTCGAAGCGTTCGCCGTCGGGGTTGTTGAACTCGATCTTGAGTGTTGCCACGTCTATCCCTTCGTGCAGCAGCATCGGCCGCGTGCATGATCCTTCGTTGATGTCAGCCCGCCCGTGAACCCTGCTGTCACGCAGTGGGCGTGGAGTCGGCTGATCGGCTTGTCGCGCCGCGTGTAGATGAGGAATTCGCGTTGGTCGTCTGCGTCGAGGGTGTCTAGCCATGCCCCAGTCTTACAGCGGATCATCTGCCCATCCAGTGGTCGTAGACGCCGCAGAGGGCGCACAGATAGAACAGGAACACCGCTAGCTGCGCCTCAGACATGCCTTCAACTCTCATGTGAGGTCTCCTGGATGCTTCTCGGGCCGCCGCATGCGGGACTGACCGCCACCCCGCCCACGCGCCTTGTAATTCTCCTGCGCGTTACAGGCTTTGCACGCCGCCCGCAGATTGGTTGGATCGTCTGTGCCGCCCTTGGATACAGGCACAATGTGGTCAACCTCTGTCGCTCTGCCTGTGCATCGGTCGCCGCGGATCCTGCACACGCCCCCATCCCTGTGGAGGACGAAGCGTCTAACCCTGTCCGACAGTCGTTGCCGTGGTTTCCGGGTGTGCCACCTGTGAGTCATTGTTGGAGTAGCCCTCAATCACACGAACACCCTGCCCATGCAGCGCACGAGCTACCCGATCAGGCATGAACATGCGAATGTTCTGTGCCGGGAGTTGGCCTTCTGCGGGTAGGCGGATGGTTTCGATCAGTTGCTGTAGTTGCTGGATTTCCGCGAGTGTTTGCGGGTCTGGTTGTTCGGGGATCGCCGGCACAGTCACTGGTCACCATCCAGGGCTGCCCGAAGGTTGCCGACTCTCATCAGCAGGTTGTCTCCGTCATCGAAGCGGTGGTCTACGTCGGCTGGTTGCGGAAGTAGTTCGCGGACGCGTTCGATGGTTGCTCGCGCCTCCCGCAGCTCCGCGATCAGTGCGGGCAACTGGTTCCGTGCCTCCACAATCAGCCTTGTGTCTGCCGGTGAAACCTGCCGGGCCAAGAACTCGCCAGGCTCACTGGACTGGCTGTAGATCGCCGTCGGGCCAAAGTTCGGCACCCACCCCCAAGGCCCGGGCGTGGCTGTCCCCCAGAGCCGCTCAAGCTCGTCCAGGTCGCTCATTCTGCGATCTCCCATCCCAAACCATTCACCAACCTGCGAAACACCCGACCACCATGCGACTCCGCAAACGCCTGCGCCTCATGCCCACTCATACACTCCACAACCACCTCACCGTTGATCACAGCCCACTGCGGGACACTCCGATCCGGTTGCGTGAAGCTGTCGATCATGCCGTCTGCGAGTGCGATGTAGCGGTCTTGGATGTCGTTCTCTGTGGGTAGTGGAGGAATCACAGCGGCCTCCAAACCTCAGCTTCAAACGTCGCACCGATCACACGCCCGCTGCGGTAAAGGGTCTCGACGCAGCGAACATGCCGAACCTCCAGCCCGATCAACTGCGCTGTCCGCTGGAATCGTCGCTCAGCGGCCTCTGACAGGTCGCCAACAGCTGGGTCCTGGTAGTCGTAGATGGTGAGTCGTCGTGTGCCGTCAGGCAGCATGGTTTCCGCAATCCCCCTCAACACAACCTCCAAAAGTTGGTGTGTGGGCCGCCGCTCAACGTCCTGGGACGGAACGCGCCCACTCTCGGGGAGACACCCCTCTACCCGAGCAGCCAAAATCAGTCAGCCTTCAATGCAGTCAGCGAGTGCCATATAGGCCTTCGCCTTCAACCGCAGAAACGCAGGGTCGATGGTGTCGCCAAGACCAGTGCTGCCGATGTAGGAGATGGCGAGATGCCTCCCAGTCTCCACGGTGCGCGCGATCAGGTCGCCGTTCGAGCTGTGCGCAACCACCTCAACGGTCATGTTCGCGTAGTCATGAGGATGTCTGCACTCAGCCACGGTCGTCCAACCCCTCACGCTCAACCAAATCAGTCGCCCGCACACGAACATCCCGCACCACCGGCTCACTCAACAGCGCATCAATCCGATCCGGCGAATACCCCGACCAGATTCGATCCCCAGCAACCACCACCGGAGCCTGCAAGAACCCCTCAGCCTTGAACCGGGCAATCGCAGCCTCATCAAACTCCGCCAGCCGGTACTCGGTGCCGTTCTTGTCGAGTCGGCGGATCGTGGCATCGCATTGGACGCAGGGCTTTTTGGTGTAGACGGTGACAGTCACTAACAACCTTTCAACAGGATGGGGATAAGAGGGTGGTTCACCACGACCACGGTGACGTCTTGCCCCAACGGCGGATGAAGTGGGTTTCGCCAACACTGCGCCAGCCCCACCACCAGCCGTCAAGGTCACAGGACATCGTGAGGACCTTCGCTCGGCCCGGCTTCAGCAGATCGTGCTTAACGAAATCGGGTAGTCGATGCTTCGCCATGTGCCTCTCCCCGGATTCGAACCGGGATCTACCGCCTTTTGAGGGCGGCTCCTCTGCCAGTTGGGACAGAGAGGCGGATGCTCCCCCACCCGAAGACGGGGGACGCTATTCAATTGTTCAGCTCGAAACCTCAACTAGGACTGGACCAGACGGCCTACTTACATCCCGGAGACAAGCCGTGCCACCCCAGCGATGCCGTCCAGTAGCCAGCAACCCTGTGTGACTGTGAGTGATTCAGAACTAGGACACGATCAACGTCTGGGTGCCCCACCAACCCCCGCAACCACTCACACAAACAACACTAAACACTCACCCGGCAACGACCTTTTATGACCACGCCCCCACCCCGCACGACACCGCCGACCCTCATACCGCCTACGCGATTCATCCCGCGCCCACACCAAAGACCGTGTCTCATACCACCAGCCATCCGCCCGACGAACAGCCCGAACCAAGCCCTGCGCCCGCCACAACCGCAGAGTCCGCTCAGACCGGTCCACCAGCCGCCGCGCATCCCACTCATCCACCCACGACACACTCACACCTCAAACAGGACAGGCTCAACGGACGCCTCCACCGCCGGCACCCCCACCACAGACACCAACCCCGGAAACGCCGCCAAATGCTTCCCACGAACCCCACGCACATCCTCAACCATCCCCACAGGCGGCACCCACCCCGACACCAACAACCTCCGAAACCCGCGCGACAGTGACACTGCAGGCCGCGCATCGTCATACAAAATCCCCCGCACACGCCCACCACGATCCCGCCACACAAAACCCTCATGTGCGACGCCACACACCCCACCCCAAAACGCGAGCGTGGCAAGCTCCAAATCCGCCGCATCCAAAGCATCAACATTCAGGGGCGGCTTCGACTTCGGCTTCCCCACACTCGTCCGCGGATCATCCGACTCCGCTACCCGCTTCGCCCCGACCTGCGACCGCAGAAACCCGATCACGTCCGGGGCAGTCGTCACAAGGTGCAGCAGTTCGTCCACGCTTCCCCTCCTGTAAAGCTCGATGCAGATTCGCCAAATAGACGGCACGCCGCTTCTGCTGGTAGGTGTGCCACCACTCACGCAGATCAGTCATCCATCACCTCCCGGCACGCCTTGAAACCCGACCTGTAGCCACTCGCCCACGCCTCCTCCGGGGTTTCCTCACGGGTCGGGCCCCGCATGTCCTCCAACTCGCTACGAGTGAGCCCAGACATGCCGCTATCCCCCTCAGCTACCCAGAAGGTTTCGCCTTGTTCGTCGTGGGCGGTCCAGCGGACGTTCTCGTAGTCTCGGCGGGCGTTGACCATGTGATTTCCTCCTTGTAGCGGTGCACACCTTTCGTGTGTGGTGTGCGGTCGCATTGGATGATGATGGTTTCTCGGGTGTGGTTGGGGGTGTCGGGTGGGTGGGCTTCTAGGTATTCGCGGCAGCGGGTCACGGCTGGTCACCGCCCTCCGCCACACGAGCAGCAGCCAGGCGGATCTCACTCGTGGTGCGCCTGTCGTCCGTCAGTGCCGCCGCGACGTTCCGCAGCAACGCCGATACAGCCCTCCGAACATTGCTGCCGCCCGCGTAGAGGTCACGGTCGAGGTTCTCCGCGACCTGACGGAAGAAGGATGCGTCGGTGTCGAACGGGCCCTTATGCGCGACGCTCGGCACATCCACAACGACCTTGCCGGCGTTGGTGAGTGCAGCCACCACATGCGCGGCGTCTGCGACCGACACCGGATACCGCTCTCGGATTACCTCGGCGATGATCTGTTCCGCAGTGCTCATGCTGCTCCCTCCTCGGTCGCCTCGACCGCTTCGCCAGAGCGGCACCCGTACGGCGAGCAACCATCTGGGTCGCCGTACTCGCTGATTTCGTCGTCGATCGTCATCTGGGCGTCGGCCCATTCCCGTGACGTCACCCGGCCGATCGGCGCGATCCACAACGGCACACGCGACCGATGTAGGAAGGCCTCGCCATCGAGCGGCTTCGCCGAGGTCTCACCCTTTCGGATGCGCTCGTCGAAGTCGCAAGCATCCGCCCACTGCTCGGGATGCTGGTCGCGCATGATGCGCCACTGCTGGTTGCCGTGGAACGGACAGCCGATGCACGCGCTCTTGGCGGTGTGACCCCAGCCCGAGGCCTTGAGCCAGCGTTCACACGCCTTCCGATCCATGCCCAACTCGAGGAGCGGGTAGCGGGGCCGCTCGTACTGCACGTCGAGGCGGTCGCGGACACGGTGCACTTCGTCGGTCGAGAAGCCGATCCACTGCTCGGCGTACACACCGCGGGGCACGCGGATGGGGTGCGGGTAGCCGAGGAGTTCGCGGACCTGCTTCTTGATCGGCTTCAGCTTGTACTCGCTGGTGCACTGTCGGCGGCCCATGCCGTCGCTGCCGTCCGCGTTCCGGGTGAAGTACGGCACCGAGACGAAGCGGTGAGCAGGGTCGAGGGCGTCCGACCGCAGGTTCCCGGACGACACCCGATGCAGCGGGATGCCGGCGCGGTCGAACTCGGCTTGCAGTCGGTTCACCTGCTCGTAGACGGCAGGCGGCTCCCAGCCAGTGTCAGCGAAGATGGCCGCGTCGAGGTCCGGCAGCGTGCCGTCGCAAGCCATGAGCGCGAGGACGGTCGACTGCACGCCGGCTCCGAGGGATAACACGCGAATCGCTGGTTCGTTCATGCCTTGTCTCCGTCCACACGCACAAACGGGGCAATAGTGGCCATCACAACGTCACTGAACGACGAACGGAACTTCGACTCGCCAGCAGGGCCCGCCGGATACCGAAGGCCGTTCCGGTTGACAAAGCTGTAGCGCCCATCTGTGCTCTGGTACCCCACACCCTCCGGCACGTCCCGCCATGTCGGCCAGGGCTTCTCCGGTGTGCCATCCGGCCCACTGTCCGGGACAGACACAGCGGGCGGGTCGATCCATCCGTCGTCGGGTGACCGGCGGAACAGGATGCCCTGATTCTGAATCTGGTTCACCACGTCTAGCGCCTGGCGGATCTCGATGCCAGCCGCCGCGAGACCCCGGTAGACGCGCTTGAGCGTCGTGTCGTCGTAGACGGTTCGTTCTTCCCCTCCGGGGAGTAGACGCCCATCAGCCGCAAGCTTGTTGACGGCCGCTTCGATCGCGTCACGTGCGATGCCGCGGTCATCGTGATCCCATGTGTACGCGCCCCGCACGTACCGCTCGGCGTGCTGGGCAAGCTCGTCCAGGTACTCGTCGCGGGCAGACTCAGCCTCCAACTCGCTCGCCTGGGCCAGGCAGATCTCCGCCTCACCGCCGAACCCCAAACGAGAGTTCACCTTCGCTGCGGTGCGGTACTCGTCCACCGTGATCGTGTCAGCCATCCGCTCCACCCCCCACTCACAAGCCGGATCAGCGCCCGGATCCCCATACGTATTCACCAACAACCCCCTTCAAAACGGGTTCTCGTCAACACCATTCACCGGCCACGGATCATCACCACGAAGCGCAGCCGGTTCCAGCCAGTCCGGATCATCACGCGCCCGCCAGGTTTCACAATGCAGCTCATGTCTGCTGTCCCAAGTTCCGCAGTCGCAGACCGGTCTCATGTCTCCTCCAGTGGCTCCCCGAACCCAGCCATCCGCAACAACTCAATCCCCGCCTCCAACGGCATCACAAACAACCGCAACGGAGGCTTCCCAGGACGTGTCCGCTTCGACGCAATGAACCCAACATCCGCCCCCGACAAACGAATCTGCGAATCGAGCTGCTCCAGCCAGCCCGACCAGTCAGGCGTCCTCACGTTCTTCACCTGGCAGATTGCCCCAGGGGCGAGCCCGACAGCCACATCCAAGTGGATGTCCCCGGTGTCCTCTGCGCGTCCCGCACGGGTCCGTTCAGCGTGCGGGAAACCGTTCTCGCGCAGTGTTTTGAGGACTTGGCGTTCTTCTTCCATGCCTTTCCGATGGTTCGCGTTAGGCAACAGTGGCCTCCTTCATGGCAAGTAGATGATTGAGCGCAGCGACCGCTTGTTGCGGGCACACGCCGTTACCGATCGCCTTCAACTGGTCTGCGCGGGAGATCCCCGGCACTGCGGTCACATAACCGGCGGGGAGGCCCATCATCCACTCAGCGAACGCTGCCGAGAGGCGGGGGCGGCCGTTCCTGTTCGGCTCCGTCGGCTCGGGTGCGGGCCGGGTCAGGCGCTCCCAGCGTCGAACAGCGGGAGCGTAGGCGCCCCAGTCAATCCCAGTACTGCATCCACGAGCTGCTGCGTGTGGCCCTTCCGCTTGTCCGGATGTTGACCGCCGCCTGTCGCATCGGATGCCTTCGGGCTCGGAAGAACCTTCCCTCCCGACCCGAGGAGGCCGTTCTCCACGATGATCGATAGGTCCGTCACCTGCGTCCGGCCCGGCTTCTTCCGTAGATGCGCCTCTGGGCTGTTGCCGGACGGTTGAGCGACCGGTGTCGGAAGCACGGTCACCGCGTCGGTCAGCGTCGTCCCGCCGTGATGCCGGGACCCCGGCTGCCGAGACGCCGTCGCGTTGCGCGCACCCTTCGCATCCGTCGTTACCGGGGTCGGAAAGTGGACCGATACTGCCGAGATTGGCGGGCTCTTCCGCTTCGCCTGCGCAGGGTTGTCCCGTTCCTTGTCCGCGTCCGACGCGGTGATCGTCGGCAGGAGTGACGAGGATGAAGAGACGTTCGCGATGATGCGGGGCACCGATGTCGGAAGCTCGAAGGCTTGTCCATCGGACATGCATCCCGTCTTCGGCCAGGTCTCCGAGAACTCGATCGAACCCCAGAGACCGGTGGCCGGCCACATTTTCCAGGACCGTGTATCGGGGTCGTAGGACGCGAATTGCCTCGCGGACATACGGCCAGAGGTGTCGTTCATCGTTGGTGCCCTTTCGCTTTCCGGCGGCACTGAACGGCTGGCAGGGGTAGCCGCCAGTGAGGATGTCGACGGTCGGGACGGTGGTCCAGTCGACCTCGGTGACATCGTGGAGGTTCGGCACGCCGGGCCAGTGGTGCTCGAGGATCGCGGACGGGGCCGGCTCGTACTCGCAGTGCCAGGCGACGACACCGTGGAACGCCTCGAGCGCGGCTAGGTCCAGGCCGCCGTATCCGGAGAACAAGGAGCCAACTCGCATCAAGCCTCCAGTCTTGTTTTCGCTCTGTCTAGTTGTGGGCCTTGTCGGGGGCAGTGGTTTGCTGCCCCCTCTCGGCTAGTTGGCGCGAACGAACGGAGCGTAGGTGTCATTCATGCGATGGCTGGCAATGCTGCTCTGGGCCTCTGCGAGAAAACTGTCTTTCCGCACCCACCACCGGACGCCGTCGCTGTTCACGTACCGATCGCCATCCTTGTCCTCGTACACGACGCCTTGAGGTACGTCTTGCCAGCGATCCCACTTGTCAGGCTCGCCCTTCAGCGCCTGCTCGATCACCGCCAGCTTCTCGGCAGCCTCCACCGCCTCCCGCTTGAAATGGTCGCGGTCATGCTCGGCCGAATCCAACTGTGAAGTCAGTTCGGACACTGATGCTTCGAGTGTTTCGTTGCGCTTCTTCAACCGGTTGATTTCGGCTGTCTGGTCGTCGCGGTATTGGCCGGCGATGGTGCGTGTTTGTGCGGGTGTGAGTTCAAGTGTCGCCACTACTGGTTCTCCAATCGGCTGATTTCGCGGTCGATGTACCACTTGGCTTTGCGGAGGTCTTCCAACTCTTTGGCTGGATCTTTCGCCCCGGCGCGGGCGGCGTACTTAATCGCATTACCCCTGTTGAAGTTGAGGTTTTCGGTGATGTCGATGACTTCGGCTCCGTTGCTGAAGCCTTGGTAGTGGCTGGGACTCACCGGATCCTCTTCGGTGTTCTCAGATGAAGGAGTTGTGCCCCGTTCCCATGCCCGCGCAAGCCAGCTGTACCGCCAGGCGTCTCCCTGCTCGTCCACCCATCGGTCACCGCCCCACGGCTCCAGCGGTGCCCCGAACTCTGCGGCCTCCGCAATGGTCATGCGTGTCGGCTTCATTGAGTCACCTGTGTTTCATCCAGGCTGTTCAACTGTTCGTAGTCCCACGGATCATCGGGTAGACCGCGGCAGTGCCAGCATTCGCGGGGTAGCAGATCGGAACGCACACAACGCACATCAGTCACTCAGAGCCTCCTGGCAGTCGTACATGTGCCGCGAGAACGCAGCGTCGTCCCAGAACCTCAACCCGCACTCTGGGCAGATCGCGAGGTCGTAGCTAGCCGGCATCGCCAGCCTCCTCAAGGACCCGGTGAATATCCGGTGCACGCCACCCCGCCGGCTTCCGCACCTTCCCATCCGCATCAAACTCGGCCACACCGTTCGGGCCTGCCTTCGCCATGTTCGCCCGATGAACCTCAGCATCGATTGCGTCGGTGGGGAATCCGTATGCCTGGTCGGTGCCGTAGATGACGTACCGCATGTCCGCCAACGCGTCAGCAATGCCTGCAAGGTCGCCGTCCTCCACGGCCTTGAGGTATTCCTCGAACTCTTCGGCGAGGAGTCTCACCCGCAGTTCTTCAACCTCGCGGCTGGGGAATCCTGGGGTGTCGCGGCGCTCCTGCCCGAACGCGTCCAGAAACTGCTTCGCCCGTTCTACTGCTTCACTCACTGTGGTGGCCTCCTGTTGGTGATGGTGTTGAGGATTGGGGTGGGCAGCAGGATTGTCATGAGCCAGCCTGCTGCCACACCCGTGTAGAACTTGGTCACAGCACGTCGTGGTTCGATGCCGGGTTCTTCCCCCACGAGTTCCCGCCCCTGTCCCGCTTCGGGATCGGCGCAGAAACCGTCCGAACCGTTGCTTCAACCGACTGCCCCTTCGAACCGTCGTTCCGCTCGTACTCACGGATGTTCAGCTCGCCCGACAGCTCAATCTCCGTCTTCGCAGAGAACTTGTCAGTGATGAACTCGGCCAGCTCACCCCACGCGGTGCAGCGGATGACGGCGCTCTTGTCGGCTTCCCATTCGCCGGTCTGCTCGTTCTTCTTGTTCTTGTTGAAGGCGACGGGGAAGTTGGCTACGAACTGCCCACTCGGGAGTGCCTTGGTTTCGATCTCGGCGATGATGAAGCCCTTGCCGCTGATGGTGGCGAGTGCCATGTGTGTCTCTTCTCTGTTGTGTTGTCAAAGATCGCCCGTAAGGAGGGCTAAACCGTTCTGTGAGCCACGAACTCGGCTCGCCGGTACTCGGCTAGTGGTAGTCGTCCATCGTCGCCAAATAATCCGGATCAGGAATCCACGGCAACGTATGACCCATCTGCAACTTCTCCGGCCACGCCCGCTCCTCACGAGCACCACGCCACGCCACAACATCCACCAACTCAGCCCGCGGCTTCCCCGGATCGTCCTTCGCCCGACGCAAACCAAACCCGAACTCCGGCCACCGAAGCCACAGACTCGAACCGATCGGAGCCATCAACCGCTGCCCCGCATCGTTCTTCGCCTTACCCGCATGAGCCTCAGTCAACAACGCAAACCCATACCGCTCACGCAGACTGTCAATCACATACGCCACCTCACGCGCAGACGGCTCATCCGACGGATCCCGATGATGCAACTTGTACAACGGGCCCAAAACCAGCAGATCAGGGGCGCACGCCGCCACCGAATGCTCCAACCACGAAACATCCTTCCCCGACAACAAATCGATACCCGCAGGCCGCATATCGATCCGCATCTGCTCATTCCAATCAACCGGCGGATACCCGTGCTGCTCACGAACCTGATTGACGCGCTCGATCACCCACCGATACCGGCGACGAGACTGCGCCGGCGAGTTCTCACAATCCAAAACCAGGACGCGGACGCCGTGTGTGCCGTCGCCCATGACTGTGCCGCCGAACGGGTGGATGCCCCCGGCGAGACAAGCAGCCATCTGTGAGCAGAGAACGGATTTGCCGCCACCCTCTGCCCCAGTGATCACGGTGCGGTCCATGCGTTCCAGGAGTCCGGGAACCAGCCAATGGCGTTCGTCTTGCTGTGCGAGGAAGTCCTGCATGGCTTGCGGTTCAGTCTTCGGCCGATCCCTCGCAGACACTTCCGCCCGGTCGCATGCATCCCGCAAATGCCCTGTCACGGCCCGAACCTCATCAGCGCCGCCCTGTTTCAACCGGCCGGCCGCAACGGAGAGCGACGAAAGTAGCTGCCGCCTACCCGAGAGTTCCCTAATGCGGTCCGCAACCTCAGAAGCCGATTCAGGCCGCCACACCTTCTGAGTTAGTCCGAAGATCGAAGCCGCATCCCAACCACGCACACCCTGCGCCGCACACTGCCCATAGACGGTTACAACATCGACCTCTTGCCCCGACCGGAACATCCCCACCAACACCGCCGCCAAATCCGCGTGCGCCGGCCGATACCAATCATCCGGAGCCAACGACAACAACGCATCCCGACACTTATCCGGAAACGCAACCGACTGCCCCAGCAGGGTTTGCTCCGCGAAGTCGTCCCACGGCGGTTCTTCAATGTCATCCAAACAAGCTCACTCCTCCCACAACCTCCCCCCAGGAACCTCCACCGGGGCGGGCTGCTCGTCAGCCCAACACTCACCGTTCAACCAAGTCGCAGCGTTCTTCGTGAACCGCTCACTCCGCGCTGGCGAGTTCCGGTACGCCTCAGCCCCAGCAATCAACACCTGAACATCACCGACAGCAGCTAGCGCCTTGGCGAATGCGGTCCTCGCGTGACCCTTGTCGGCCTTCTTCGGATACGCCTGCCAGAACGCCTCGAACTCGGCTGTGTCGGCGGGCTTCTTCGCGTGTTCTTTTACTCTTTTAGGTAGGGAAGGGTAGGGGGCACCGTTAGTAATGGCGTTAGTAACGCCGTCTGTAACGCCCTGTGTAACACCGTTACCGGCTGCCTTCCGATGCTTCCGAACACGTTCCCGAGTGGCCTCCCGCGCCGCCGTGACCTGCGCTTTCGACTTCTGGTAGTGATCCCAATCCCGAAACACGAAGTCGCCATCCGGGCCAAAAGGTTGATCCCAAAGTCCCACTTCTACAAGACGGTTCGCGTCTCGCGTACGGCCTCCCAATGGCTTAACCATGGCTCGCGGAAGGCTCCCGTCAGTGAGATGCGCCGCGCACCACGACCCCGCCCGCACCCACAAACCCATCGCCGCATTCCCCGCACTCACCGCCTTCGGGTGCATCGCCAAATGGTCATCTATGAAGAACCAGGGCAACTCATCCAACCCCCTTCATTATCAAGTAGCACCCACACGCCACGCCGCAACACAGGCGTCTCCGAAGCCCGCTGAGACCGGCGTACGAGGTGTCCGTTGCCTTCCGCCTGCACCCGCTTCGACTCGGCCCGCGAATGGCACTGGGCGCAGATGTGCAACAGGTTCGCCGGCATGTTGATCGCCGGATTCCTCGACCCGCCCATGCCGCGTGGAGTCCTGTGATGGATTTGCTGTGCTTCCGCGACCCCGCAGATTTCACACACGCCGCCAGCACGCTCAATCACCTGCTGCGCTTGCTGCCTACTTGGACCTGTCTTCCTCAATCGCCCTCCTCCGCCGCGAATAGCAGACCGTGCACAACCCGTAACCGTGATGCACCCGCCGCCCATCCGGCCTAGACCCACTCACCCGCACCTTCACCGAGCACTGCACACACCGCTCAATCCGCGGTGGACGCTTCACATGCCCGTACCTGTCCCGCCCATAGCAGGTGTTGCACAACCCTTCGCGCTGCCTTGCCCGCCATGACGGGTCACGCTCTGAGGCCGCTGAGGTGCGCTTGTACATCAACACCCCACACGTGCCGCACACGCCGCCGAACGCGGGTCCGGGATCGTTCCCGTGGGCTACCGCAGCCAGCAGGGCTAAAGCACTCGTCACGCGACAGCCACCACCCGCGCCGGCCCCACCCACACCTCAAAACACGCACCACACACCCGCGCCCCATGCGCCCACCGAGACAGGCAGAACACACACATGCGCCTGGCCCGCTTGTAGCAGGTTGAACAACGCCCATGAGCGCCTTCCTGCCGCCACCCATCAGGTTGACTGTCGCGGCTGGTGCCGACTTTGAACATGGCGACACCGCAATCTGTGCAGATTCCGCGCAGAGGATTCTCTGTCTGCCCGAGTGCGATGGATGCGAGTGCTGCTAGCGGGTTCATGTGGGGACTCCTGCCCGGACCACCCCCGTAACGGTGATGTCGTAGCCGGGTTCGACTAGTTCGCGTTCACCGTCCACGTTGAGGCGGTAGACGGGTGGCATGCGGATGGGTTTGATTGCGTCTGCCGCGCACTTTTGGATGACTGGGCATCCGTGGCAGAGGGACTGCGCTTCTTCAAGTTCGAGGCCGGGTGTGAGGGTGTCGGTGTCCCAGCGTTTGGCGTCGTCGGTGTAGCAGGTTCCTTGTGTCCACCAGGGCTTCACGTGCTGCCCTCGGTTTCGAGTTCGTCAGCGGTGTGGTTGTCGCCTACCTGCCTGCACACCTCAGCAGCCACCAACCGCGAATCAGGCTCACACATTGACCCGCTCCGATCGCTTCGCGTAGTCCTTGTAGATGTCCGGGGCCTGACGCGCCCACGCACAGGCGAGGTCGATTGCCTCGCTCCACGACTTCACCCGTAGATCGGGGAATCGCGTGAACGTATGCCCATGTCGCGTCAGCCGGGTGTGATCAGCCAGCTCGAACACTCGCCACGCCTCGCCATCCTTGTGGACCAGAAACCGCGCAGTGACACTCATCGTGCCCCCAACTGCATCTCAGCCCGCAAATTCGCCGAACGCGTCTGCAACGCATCCTTCTCACGCCCCAACTCATGCACCACATCACGCAAATACGCGAACGCAGCCTCAGCCACATCCACCCGCTCACGCTCCGCAAACGTCGCCACATCAACCTCAGCCGCACGAATATCCGCCGAACGACCCGTCGCCTTGATCGTCGCCTGAGCCACCGCCGAACGGAGAGCATGCTTCGCAACAAGAACCTCATTGCGTGCCACATCCAACTCGTCCGGAGCCGACTGGAACTCCTGCTCGATCTCCATCAGGCGAGCATTGATGTACCCGATCGAGTCGGGCGAGAACTGCTCGGATAGAGACACATCCCGCACATCATCCGTCACTGCTGATCCACCCACTTCCTCATCGCCCCAACAGCCTTCTCATCCGACGACTGCGAAATCGGGCCGACGCCACCAACGAACGCCCACTGCCCCTTCACCGCATCCATATCCAGATCCTTCGACCGGATCAGATCTGCCAACTCCGCAGCACCCCCACACGCGGCCGGCGCCACCCCACGCTCCACATACTCCGAATCCGGATCCGGATCATCCGTGGGCAGATGCAGAACCTGCAGGAGCGCCGTACGGTAAGCCACCGACATCGCCTTAGCTGTCGCCTTGTCCGCGAAGTCTGTTGCCTCAGAGGCCACCACAGCCTCCACGCTGTCGCCGTCAGGTCCACGGAACGTGTACTCGACCGTGAGCAGCACCCACGCCTGACGCTTACCGCCGCCAGACGTGATCTCGCGGGTGTCCTTCTCGATCACTCGCGGCGTAGCCACAACCCCATGCGCGGTGAGTGCTGCGTGGGTCGCGTTCACCACTTGGTCGATCCCGCGGAAGTTGAACTTCTGAGCCTGGTTCTTCTGGTCCTTTTTGACCGCGCCGACTTCCTTGGAAACCTCGGACAACAGCTGCACGATGCTAGGCAAACGGATCACCCACCACCCGATCGGCCGCGAGAACCGCCGACCCCCAACGTTCGCCCAAATCCTGCTTGAACTGCACCTGATGCAGCCAGCGCAATGCGAGCGCTCCCAATTCGAACTGGCGGAACGAAAACTCAACCTGCGGTTCTTCACTGTCATCGAGTTCAGCAAGGACTTCGATCGGCATCCCCACCTTCAATGCGGCCTGCCCGACGATGCAGCCACCAACCAGATGTCCCTCCGGAGTGCGGTGCACATACTTGCACTCACCCCGACCTGGAGCCTCGTACACGAAGTCTGGCTTCTCGGCTGCCAGCTCCCGCACAGCAGCCACCAACGCACGCTCATCCACAATCACACCAACACCTCCAACTTCCCCACCTTGCGAGCCTCACGAACCTCAACCGCCAACCGCGCCAACCGAAAACCAGCCACCAAATCCAGTTCATAAACCGTGCAACGAGGCCGCCCAGTCCTAATCGGCGCATGAACCAACAGGCCCACAGTCGGGTCCAGATCCGGATGCAACGGCTGCCGCTCACCCGACACCTGGTCATAACGCACCGAATTCGCATACACGGCGACCTGCGTCATCACCTTCAACGGATACTGATTGTCAGACTTCCCAGACTTAATGTCCCCCACCACGACCCGACCATCCGGCAAGCGGTACAGGCGATCCAAAGACCCCGCGGCCTTGAGTTCGTCGCACACCACGAACGGCTCACAGTCGATAACTTCCAGGTTCTCGGTAGCCACCTGATACGCCTTCAACCACGGCAACATCTCCGCCGGCGCAAACTCCACCGACCCACCCTGATCCAACACCTCAGTGAACTCATGGAAACTCGTCCCCAGCCCCGAAGCCTCATCCGAACCAGCACGCTTCTGCGCAGCCTCCACAACCGGCTTCAACTGCCGCTTAGCCTCAGGCACAGACCACGGATCACCATGCTTCTGCACCAGAGAAGCCACCTGCGCAAACAGGCTCCGATCCTTCACCACACCAACAGCCGCATTCGCAGACGACCAGTCGATCAGACCCGACTTGTCATCGAGGATCCCTGCGAGCGTTGACACCCGCGTGTATCCGACTGCGTTAGTTGGCGTCTTCTTCTTGCCGTCGTACTGGAGAGGCTGCCCGTCTGTGGTGACCCAGGGCTGCCCCCAGTGGTTACGAACGATCGAATGGTCTGTCACGCAACCACCTCCTCAAACGGTCCGCGAGCATTCACAAACTCAGTCACCCGCGCGCCCAGCAACGGCTCCCCACCAACCACCGGATTCCCCCAACTATCCTTCGCCCGGACACCCACCGGAATCTCCTCAAACCGATCCCACACACGGCCCGTCAAACCACATCACCCCCAACAAACCGATCCCCACGAGCCGTCACATGCGGACCCGGATGCGCATGCGGCAGGCAACAATCCACCCGCCACACCCCCGACAACAGATTCTTCGTCAGGAACTCCGAGCACGGCACCGGATCCCGCCGCAACACAACCCCGATCATGCGAACACCAACGCGGCAACCGGCGACACCAGGATCACTATCACAGCCACGCACGAGAACCCGACCTTCACGTGCTCACCAAACGGACTCGACCACACACGCCTAACCATCAACACCACCCCCAAACGCCGGCAACGCACCCGAACGCTCCACCAACGCATTCACATCCAGTGCCAGCCCAACCGGCTGATCCTTCTGCCCCGGATGCCGCCAACCGTTCTCGATCAGGATCCGATCCGCTTCCGCAACCATCTCCGCACGCGTCATCACTTCGCCCCCATCAGCTCAACCAGCTTCGCCACACCAGCAGCCGTCACCCGCACAACCGCATCCCGTCCCGGAGACGACTTCTTCACCACCACCAGGAAATCCGTGGCGCACTCACGCGGATTGTTGAAGCCATCCGTCCAGCAGATGCCCGTGTTCAGGTACTGCTTCAACCGCCGCTGTCCGGTGTCGATGCCCTCGCTGTGGAGGATGGTGACGACTTCGGAGAGGCTGTACTGCTTGGGGTTTGCGAGTTCGTTCCGTTCGCCACCCGCGTACGTGAACGGAGCCCAACTACTGGCGAAGTCCCAGTTTGTCTGCGCGTCAATGCTGGTGAACGTCCAGCCCGCCGGGGATTTGGACCACTGCTCCCCGTCCTTGTCCTCGTACAGCCCGTACTTCTCGGGCTCAACCTCAACTGGGAACAGTTCGATCGGCGAATCCACATCCGCCGCAACACCCTCAACCAACCGCAACGGCCTCACCGACTCAACAGCCGGCACCTCAACCGCATCAAACCTGGTGACCCGCTGCCCACACAAAGCAGCCTCGATCCGCTCCAACGACCCACGAATCGCCCTGATATCCTCAACCACAGACATACTTCTCCCATCCGAGAACAGTCACGGCCCAGACAGTGCGCCAACACTCCTGGGCCACCAACAACTTGCGTGCCCTGCGCCGGACTCAAACCGGCCGACAACTCAAGAAGCGTTGAACAGGGCTACTCCAACACGTTGACGCCCTTACCTCACCCAAAGGTGGTGTAGGCGAACACAGTCCACCCGTATCCGACGCCAACCCGTGCACACCATCAGGAATACGCTGCTGCAACACCCACCCCGCCCGGACAAGTCACGCACCCCACAAAGGGGCGCAACAGGCAGGTTCAGGGGCCACGACACAACGCGGAACCCAGACACCGCACGGCACTATGAAGTTCTCAAAGAAACACGCAGACACCGAGCCACCACCCACACCAGGGCGTGCACAACAGAGCTGCCAAACGAAGACCCGCCACACTCGGCGGAAGAACACACCCACTAGGGGTGTCGCGTCCCGGTACGGAATCGAACCGCGCCCACCAGGGGCACCATGCGGGACCTTCTAACCCGAGGCGATCACTCGCCCCTCAACCACCTCTCCAAATCCGCCTCCCGAATCCGCCACGCACCCTGCGGAGCCGTCCGCTGAAACCCCGTCAACTCCCCGCTACGCAACGCCAGAAGAATCGTGTTCCGATGCCGGCGCGCATGCTCCGCAGCTTCCGAAGTTGTCAGCCACCTCATGCCGCGACCTTCACGTAGCGGTCCTCCACAATCACGGCCCGATCCATCCGAACCCCCAAGCGTGTTTGAAGACCCGCCAGGAACTCGATCGGCGGACGATCACCCCGCCACATCCGCGTCACCATCGCCTGAGACACACCCAGCAAGATCGCGAGCGCCGCCTGGTTCTTCACCTTCTTCCTCCTCATCGCTTCCTCCACCACCTCAATGTTCAGCCTCGCCGTGGCTGGTCCGGTTGCTGGCATGCGTCAACACTGACGCATCCGCCTAGGGAATGTCAACGATGTGATTACGCGTGTTGATGGCAACCGATGCAAAAATGCAGGTCAAGGCTATTGTGGTGTTTCAAATCTGACGATAAGGTTTGAGGCATGACCGATCTGATTGCGTACATCGTGAAGCAGCTGGGCCGTAACGTTCGCCAGGAAGAAGTAGCCACAGTGCTAGACCTGAGCCGCGCCAGCATCACCCGACGCATCCGAGACGGCTTCACCATCGAGGAAGTCCTCAGCGCCCTCGACCACTACGGGCTATCCCGCACCGCAGCACTCATCGACCTCGGCATCCTCGACCAGCAAGACGTTCTCGACGCGATTGGGTCTGGGGGCCGGCTCGTGGACATGAGTACCGACTACGAGCTGGCGCGGGAGTTAGCCATGCGCGCGAACCCTGAACTTGCGGCGCTCGAACTGCCGGAACTGTCGGCGGCTGATCCGGATCGGAAGCAGCTGCTAGGCGTGCCGCAGGATATGGGCGGCGAAGTTGTCAGGCTTGAGCGTAAGAATGCGAAGCCGTGGGAGGGTGCGGAGACGTTGGACCCGAACGAGGTTCCCGACTTTTCGATGCTGGAGGTGGCGAGCGAGCGCGAGAAGGAGACGCACGAGGATCCGGACGGCGATTACTCGTAAGGGGATTCGGGTAGGTCGTTCCCGGAGGATGAGATAGGCATAGCGGACACCTGTGAGGGGGGTCACAATCTCGGCCATGTTCTACAACCCTTGGCATGACGCACGCGACAACTTCCCCGAGTACCTGATCAACATCCGACACGAACTCCCACCAGGAGTCGCCGGCGGAGTCAAAGGCAGAACCATCTACCTCTGCCGCACACTCACCCAAGAAGCACGCCGCTGCGTCCTCTGCCACGAACTCGTCCACCTACGCCGCGGAACCACCCACGTCCACGGCAACTACAAAACCCGCGAAGAGTTCGAAGTAGACCGCATCGCAGCCCGACTCCTCATCACACCCGACCAGTTCGTAGACGCACTCCTCTGGACCCGCCGCCACCACCACGAATGCGCCGCAGAACTCGGCGTAGACCGACACACCTTCAAAGTGTGGGTCCAAACCCTCAACAAGAACGAACGCGACTACATCACCCGACAACTCCGACAGCGAGGGGAACCATAGATGGCCTGGGCAGAACAACTCCCATCAGGACGATGGCGAGCCTCCTACCGAAACGCTGAAGGAAAGATCCGATCCGCCGGCACCTTCCCCCGCGAGTCCGACGCGAAACGGGCAGCGAACAAGAAGGAAGCCGAAGAACGCGAGAGCCCGAGCAGGAAGCTGGAGCCGATCACGTGGGGCGAGTGGGAGCCACGCTGGTCGAACGCCAGGGGTGTGCAGCCCGGCACGAAGAAGGCCGATGAACCGAAGCTGCGGAAGCATCTGCGGCCGAAGTGGTCCAGCTGGAATTTGGCGGATATCACGTCACATGACGTTCAGGAATGGGTGTCCGGAATGGTCGCCCCAACCGATGCAGGCGGCCAGGGGCTCGCCCCGAACACCGCAATCAAATGCTACATGCTGCTGTCGAACTCTCTGAAGGCCGCAGTGAAGGCGGACAAGCTCGCCGCGAATCCATGCACTGGTGTCGATTTACCGAAGCCGGGACCGATGCCCGAACGATTCCTCACCGACCCAGAGTTAGCGGCAATCCGCCATGCGCTCACCGTGGACGACAAAATGCTGTTCGACATCTTCATCGGCACAGGTGCGCGACTTGGTGAGGGATTGGCGATCCACTGGGAATCGATTGATCTCGAAAGGAAGACGATCCGTATTGAGTGGTCGTGGGATCGGGAGATGCGGACGTTCAAGCCGCCGAAGGATTCACAGATCAGGGATATCCCCATTGGGGCGTCGCTCGCGAAACGTCTAGGCGAGTGGAAAGAGCAGCACGCGATAGGCCACCCTGCGCCTGTCGAATACCGGGGTTCACGTAAGCCTCGCACGGGCTTGGTGGTGGGGCAGTTGGATGGCAGGCCGCTGGACGACGCAGGGTTTCGTGCCCGCTGGCAGGCCGCTGTACGGATCGCTTACGTCGGGACGGGGAAGAGCCGCAGGCATGTTGGCCCGGCCCGTATCCACGATTTGCGGCACACGTACGCGTCACGGCTCGTCCGGGCAGGAGTCCCCATCCAAGAGGTGTCACGTCTGTTGGGGCACAAGGATTTGTCTACTACGCAGCGGTACGCGCATCTCGCGGATTCGCAGTGGGATCAGGTGCGGAAGGCGTTGGGGTGAGCGTGGAGCAGATGGTGTGGAGCGTGGAGCAGCGCGTGGAGCACACCCGCCTTCTAGTTCACTTAGGTTCCGTGCGGTCCGCTGCATGCCGAAACCTGAACCAGCAGCTCAGGACTAGGCGTAGCGTGCATGATTGTGCGGTCCCGTCCGGTCTGCTATAGCTGCCGAAACTGACTCTCCTAAAGCCGGTGTCGCAGGTTCGAATCCTGCCGAGGGCACTTCACTTGATCTGTCCGTAAACTCAGTCAGCAGCGGCGACCTCGACGTACCCTCGGACGGTGGAGCGGATCTGTTCCGCGAACTTGTAGATGTCGACGACAGTCTCGATGTCGTGACGGATGCCCACCTTGCTGCCGTCTTCGAAGGTCGTCACGAACTTCACCGATTTTCCGTTCAAGTGCAATCGAAGAATCGGCTTGCGGTTGTTGTCGTCGAGGAGCACGGCGCAATAGCTCTTCGAATCGCGATAGACGACCCGATGGGGCGCAACGTCGGCGACCGCGATGGCACGCACGATGTTGAACCCCTCGAGTTCCTCATCGGTTGTCACGATCTCCGGATCTGGCACCTCCGGTGCCAGAACGTCGTCGCGAGCGATGATATCTACGACTTCGACATTCGAAGTCGCAATTTCATCGCGCCCGACTCCTTCACCCAGTGCACTCTTCAGGCGCTCGTTGACTTGGTCCGAAACGTACTGGCTTGTCGCCTTGGAGACGAGTCCACGGAACTGATCGACAACTCGCTGCGTCGCCTTACCGTCGTAAACCCTCGCGACGAAGTACCTGATCCAATCGTCCGTCGGTTCCTTGATCTCGTTCGCGAGTGCTCGCTTGACCAAGCCGATGTACTTCAGTTCCTCCGCTGCACTGATCACCGATTCGAGGTCGAAGGATTCCTTCGACAGCTTCTGAACCTCGGAGATCAACGAACGATCGATGTCGAGGAGGTCGAACACAAGAAAAGGCTTCTCATCCATCCGGTTCGGAGCGTCACCGTCTGTGTAGATCTGGTACACCTGACCGTTCGTCAAGATCGCGATGCGAGCGGAGGTAACCGCAAAGTACCGAAACAGTTGGGAGGCATGCTGCAAGCTGAGCGGCTCCCCAACCTTCTTGCACTCGATGAGGATCTGCACCTCGCCGTTCTTCACGATGGCGTAGTCGATCTTCTCCCCCTTCTTGACGCCCACATCCGCAACGAACTCGGGGACCACTTCTGACGGGTCGAAGACGTCATAGCCGAGGACCGTTGAGATGAACGGCATGATGAGCGCGTTCTTGGTCGCTTCCTCGGTGACGATCTCCGACTTCCTGTCACGAACCTTGCCCGCGAGTGTGCTGATCGCTTCGGCAAATGTCAT